CGGAGCAGACCTGCACGGAGCAAACCTGCGCGAAGGTATGACCCTTGTTGGAGATCGCCCACTTTTGGCGTTTGGACCTATTGGTTCACGAGCTGATTACCTCCAGGCTTGGATCACTAGCAAGGGGCTAATGATCCGCGCAGGGTGCTTCTTCGGCACGCGCACAGAGTTTGAAGATAGGGTGGCTAAAACCCACAATAGCAATAAACACGGTAAGGAGTACGAAGCAGCCCTAGTGCTCATAGATAAGCATGCGGAGCTGTGGGCACCCCCAACACAAACCTCCTCCGGTGAGCCCCGAAAGGAGCCGACATGACCAACTACACCGAACTCGAAAGGCTTGCCTACATCAGCGGGCAACCCGGCCTCGCAGACCTGTACGACAAGGCTGCCGTGCTCGAAGGAATCGACCTCGACGAGATCACGGAGAAAGCGTACAAGAAGGGTTACAGACAGGGTAAGAAGGATGCCTCAGACGACGAACTGCTGGAGGAAATCGCCGGGCTGAAGGCCCAGGTGGAAACCTTGAACACCGCACTGTCAGCGATGTACACCTCCTACTCTAATTTCCTGAAGTGGCTGCAGACGGATCCGGCGAAGCAGATCGCCACCCGCAGGGAAGCGATACGAAACATGGAACGACAAATTCTGAGCTGGAGGGCGCCACGATTATCCACAACCAAAGCACCTGTGGATAACCCTGGCTAATTTACAAATGAAGCGTTATGTTAAGTTCAAAAACTGCAGCAGAACAACAAGTTATCCACATTTTCTATGGACAACATTTTTCCGAAATTATCTAACATCTAAGTTAGAATTTGCTGCATCTAACAACGACATCTAAGATGAACACACCGCAAGCTACCAGCTGGTCATTCAGCCGTCTCGCCGACTTCACCCGCTGTAAGCTGGCGTTCAAGATCAAACACATTGACCGAGTGCCAGAGCCAGAGCGTCCGCTCCCCAAAGGCAAGACCGAACACGGCAACGATAGGGGGACAAGAGTCCACGACAACATCGAGGGCTTCATCCGTGGCGAACACGACGATCTGTGCCCCGAGGCTGAGAAACACTACGGCGCATTCATCGACCTGCTGCGCACGATGTACGCAGACAAGATGGTCGAGCTCGAAGGTGAATGGGCGTTCGACAAAGAGTGGGCACCAGCTGACTGGAAGGAAGGCTGGCTCCGTCTGAAGCTCGACGTCCTGATCCACCTCTCCACCACCCAGGCATATGTCATCGATTGGAAGACCGGCAGGCACTTCGGGAATGAAGTGACCCACGGCAACCAGCTGAACCTCTACGCCATGTGCACCTTCTTGCGCTACCCGCAGCTCGAAGAAATCTGGGTGGCCGACTACTACATCGACCACGGGCATGAGACCGAGCGCCAATTCACACGAGAGCAGGCGCTGAAGTACATGCGGACATTCGACAAACAAGGGAACGCGATCACGAACTGTGTGTCGTTCCCACCTAACGCCAACCGATTTAGTTGCCAGTGGTGTCCTTGGATGGACACAGGCCACTGCACCGTGGGCGTCAAGAAATAACTGAAGCCCCTCCGAGAGATAGGAGGACGTTGATCCGATCTGTTGGATGGTGCGTCTGAGAACAGAGCGGACCTTTACAGGGGTATCTCGAATGCATAACGCGCGCGCTGTAGAGGACATCCTTCAACCTTGCGTCGGGCAGGGAACGCATAACCCGACAAATTAGAGCAGCAGCACTCCAAACGTGCGGTGGCTGTGCTGGGCGTAACCGACGCGCCCACCTTTCCTATCAACCTAATTTCCTAGTAACCTAGCTATGAACTACCAACGCATTTACACCCTGCTTGCCGTACGTGGACACTTCAACGCAAGTCAGACGACCCAGGAGATCGCTACCTCCGCTAATAACACCCCATCAACGATTCGCCGGTGGTTGAAAGTGGCAGCATGAAGCTCACGACCGAAAAACCAACCCAGGAAACAAAATACCGCGTTGTTGTGCTGGACGTGGAGGGCTACGAAATCAGCGATCGACCAGCTACCAATCTCAAAGAAGCCAAGGCGGAAATGGCATACGTACTCAGCGATGAGTACGCCCAAGCTGCGGAGACTACTCACGAAATCATGGGCACCCATAAAGCCGAAGTGCGCAATGCTAAAGAGGAATGCCTTCTTGACGCCTATTTCATCCGAGGATAAAACATGGATACTAAAGAACACCAAGCCGAGCGGCACTTAGTGCAAAAACGCCGCCGAGCCAAAGTCGGCGAGGGGGGTCCGACGAGAAAACTTAAGGAGATCATTGAGGCTTCCGCCAAGGAACATTTTGATGCGAAGACAGTAGCCGATATTAATATCTTCTTGCCCCCACCTGTATGGAGGCGGTGTAGATGCGATGTGCATCTGATCGACGGCAATATGCGGGTGGACGGTCGCTTAGTCTCGTTCGGCTCCTGGGCCTGCGTTTCAGAACTAATCAAATACCACCGTGTCACATGGGGTAACGATTGGCCCGTCCCCGATATGAGCCCCATTTATGAAACTAGGCGGACTCGCACCAGGGCGAACTTGGGTGTACTGCATAGGCCATCCGGAGGAGCCGACACTCCGATCGCTTCTTAGGAGGGACTATGCGGATCATCATCGAGACCCAAGACAAAAAGACGATCGCCAGGATCAACGAGATCCTGCCGCAGTTTATGGAGTTCATCGCCAACCAGGGGCGACCAGAACCCCACCGGGCTGTTATGCCCACCCCCCCCGGCCATGTGTTCGAACTCGACGAACGCTACCTGTCGACCAGGACGATCAACGCCCTAAAGATGGAGGGCATCTACGACCTCCGCAAGCTCGTCAGGTACTCAGCGGCTGAGCTGCGGCGCAAGCCCCGGTTCGGATCGAAAGCGATCATGGAGATCAACGACCTACTGAACGGTAACGGGATGAAACTGCAAGATGATTAAACCCTACGCACACCAGCTTCAGTCTCTGAAACACAACGACAAGACACCCATCGTTTTTGACTGCAGTGACCCTGGAACTGGGAAGACTATGGTGCGCATCCTGGCGTTCGCAAAACGCCGTGCTGCAGGGAGTGGATGTCTGTTGGTACTCGCCCCACGATCCCTACTACGTACTGTGTGGGTGAACGACATCGCCAAATTCGCTCCACATCTCACAGTCAGTGTCGCAGATGCTTCAAACCGAGATAAAGCATTCGCCGCAAACGTAGATGTGTACATTACAAACACCGATGCAACCAAGTGGCTATCAACCAAAAAAGCACCGTTCTTCGCCAGATTCAGTGAGCTCGTGGTCGATGAGTCGACTGCGTACAAACACCACACCAGCTTCAGGAGCAAAGCGCTCGCCAAGATCGCCAAGTATTTCGACTACCGCTGCTGCATGACGGGCACCCCCAACGGCAACAGTATCACCGACGTATGGCACCAGGTGTTCATCCTCGATGATGGCGAACGCCTCGGCAAGAGCTTCTACGCCTTCAGAGACAGCGTCTGCGCCCCCAAGCAGGTGGGGCCGAATGCGAACGCGATGAAGTGGACAGACAAGGAAGGCGCCGAGGAAGCTGTCTATGGCCTGCTGTCTGACATCGTAATCAGACACAAGTTCGAAGACTGCGTCGGCATACCTCCGAACCACACATACTCCCTGGAATATGACCTCAGCCCGAAGCAGCTCAAGGCTTACGCCGAGCTTGAATCGACTCAGCTCCTGACCCTACAGAAACAGGAGATCCTGGCCATCAACGCCGCTGCGGTGGCGACGAAGCTCCTGCAGGTGGCGAGTGGGTCAGTGTATGGCAGCACTGGCAAGCACGTGACCGTTGATACCACCCGCTACGAGCTCGTGCTCGATCTGGTAGAACAGCGACAGCACAGCTTCGTGCTGTTCCTCTGGAAACACCAGCGGAACGCTCTAGTAGCTGAGGCTCAGAAGCGTGGTGTCACCCATGCGGTGCTCGATGGCGACACCTCAGACGCTGACCGTGAGCAGCTGGTCAATGCCTACCAGGCTGGCAAGTACCAGGTGCTCTTCGGCCACCCAAAGACCGTGGCGCATGGGGTCACGCTGACTAGGGGGACGGCCACGATCTGGGCATCACCCACCTACGACCTGGAGCTGTTTGCCCAGGGCAGTAAACGGCAGCACCGCATAGGGCAGACGCAAAAGACCGAAACTATCGTCATCGTGGCGAAAGGCACGATCGAGGAGAAGGTCTGGGAGATCCTGGAGGGCAAGAACAAGCGGATGCGCAATCTTCTTGACCTCTTCGGCACGTTGAACAAGGAGGAAACATGCCAGCAGTGAAGGTAGCGCACGACGTGCAGCTCGCGTTCGATCAGATCAACCGTGAGCTGGCAAAACGGGAAGCGAGGTGGTTGGCCGAGTGGGAAGCCATCATCTGCCCCTACGAGAAGGTACGAATGTACTGCTCCGATGCGAAGCGTGCGGAACGCAAGAGGATGTACGACAAGTGGCACAAGGTAAAGGACAAGCTCGATACTGCTCGGGCGAAGAAACAGAAGGAGATGGTATGAATGCACTGGAGACATTGGCAGACTATCGTGAGGCTGAACAAGCTGCTTTTAGAAAGCAGAATAAAGCCTTGAGGAGAACCATGATTTTGAAGTTGTACGCCGCAGAAGAGTTTGCTGAATTTTTCGACGACAACCGCAACATGTTTTGTGAAATCGTTAATCTACTACTGGAACGCGAAAATGCCCCCACACACCCCTGACTGGTCCCGCCTCGTCTCGATTGACTTCGAAACGTACTACGACCAGGACTACACCCTCAAGAAACTCTCCACATCTGAGTACATCCGTGACCCACGGTTCAAAGCTCAGATGATGGGGATCAAGATCGGAAATGGAAAAACGAGGATCATCCCCCATGCGAAAATCGCGCAGGAGCTCAGCAAGATCAATTGGGCGACCCATAGCCTCCTCTGTCACAACACTGCTTTCGACGGCTTCATCCTTAGCCACCACTATGGGGTTGTGCCCGCCTACTACTACGACACCCTCAGCATGGCGCGGGGGCTCCACAGTAACGAGATTGGGGCGGGCCTCGATGAAGTCAGCGTCTTCTATGGCGGTCACGGGAAGCTGGAAGGGCTAGAGAACACCTGCGGCGTTTTAGATTGGAGCAAGGAGCTGTTCGCTGCTACTGCGGTCTACTGTGCGAACGACGTGGACGAGATGGTCCGTGTTTTTAAGCTCATGCTCCCGCAAATGCCAAGCGATGAAATGGACCTCATCAACCTCACCTGCCGCATGTTCTGCGACCCGGTGCTGAGGGTCGACATCCCACGGGTGGAGGCTGAACTCAAGCGCGAGCTCGATCGGCGCGAGGAGCTTCTAACATCTATCGTAGATCTTGACTGCTATGACCCTAAAAAGCTGCTCAAGGGCAAAGAGCGTCAACTGGTCGGCAAAGAGCGCGACATGCTCATGGTCAAGCGGATCATCGGTTCCGCCGAGTGTTTCGCTGATCTACTCAGAGATGAAGACATCGAGCCTCCGGTAAAGATCAGCCCTGCGTGGATGAAGCTGCCCCGAGAAGAGCGCGAGAGCGAAGAGGGCTTGAAGCGCAAATACACATATGCGTTCGCCAAGGACGATCACAAGTTCACTGATCTGCCCAACAAGACGGAGGACTGGGGGTTCGACCTGAACAACCCAGACCACGTCGAAGCGATGGTAGAAAAACAAGAGCGCATCCAGGCGCTGGTTGACAGCCGGATCATCACGAAGTCCACGACGAATGTGACTCGAGCTGAGCGTTTCCTGAAAGCAGGAGCTGACGGGATGCCGCTGCCGGTGGGGTATGCGTACTACCGGGCACACACGGGGCGCTACGGTGGCACGAACAAGATGAACTTTCAGAACCTCCCGCGTGGTGGGGAGCTGCGGCTGTCGATCTTGGCACCGAAGGGGCACATGATCGCTGTCGTTGACTCCGGCCAGATCGAAGCACGGGTGAACGCCTGGCTGTGGGGGCAAAACGACCTGCTCGATGCATTCCGCGCCGCTGACAACGGCACTGGACGTGATGCCTATTGCAACTTCGCTGACCACATCTACGGACGTGAGATCACGAAGACCGACGCGGTCGAGAGACAAGTCGGCAAGGTTGCAGTGCTGGGCCTGGGCTACCAAATGGGTGCCGCGAAGTTCCAGACGACTCTGGCCAAGAGCAAGATCTACTTCGAGCTCGACCGCTGCAAGGAGATCGTCACCACGTACCGCGAGGTGAACAACCGGATTGCAAACGGCTGGCGGTTCTGTGACCGGATCATCAACGATATGTTCGCTGGACGTACCGGGCACCATGGGCCAATCGCCTGGGAGAAGGAAACAATCTTTCTGCCAAACGGCATGAGGTTGAAATACCCAGACCTCAAGAAGACGATGGGCGACAACGACTATCCTGAGTGGACGTACCAGTCAAAGGACATCAGAAAGAAGATGTATGGAGGTTTGCTCTGTCTCGGCGCGAGCACGCAAGTGCTTACTGATCGCGGATGGCTGTCTATCATCGAAGTTAGACGGCGTGATAAACTATGGGATGGAATTAACTGGGTTGACCATTCAGGCTTAGTTTTTCAAGGGGTCAAAGAGACCATCGATTTTGGCGGCGTCGACATGACTCCCGAGCATGAAGTGCTGGTCGACGGTGACTGGCATGCAGCACAGGACACAACATACAATGAAGCTACATCATCGTTCACGCGACATCACCGGACTCCGGATGGGTATGATGACCGCAACGAAACCATTGGGCAGCGACGGAAAAAAGACTCTCTGGTACATAGCTTGCGACTGCGGGCAAACAAGAATACTGCCCGCCTCCGAGTTCTTGAAGGGCAGCACAAAGAGTTGCGGGTGCTCGACTGGAAAGTTTCTATCCGCCGCACATACGACCCACGGGATGTCACGGCACCCAGCATTTCATGTCTGGCGGGGCATGTTGGATCGATGCAGGTTACCGACACATCAGTCGTGGGCGAGATACGGAGGACGCGGCATAACGGTGTGCGAACGCTGGAAAAAGTTCGCCGCGTTCTGGGAGGACATGGGCGAGACTTACCAGAAGGGTCTGGACCTGGATCGGATCGACAACATGCAGGGATACAGCCCAGAAAACTGCAGATGGACAGATCGAAAAACAAACACTCGCAACACCAGGGTCGGGGTAGTAATAGATACGCCTCTCGGCGCGATGCGCTTGTGGGAAGCAGCCGAGGTATCAGGGATTGGAAATACAACTCTGCTGTATCGCAGGAACGCAGGTTGGCCGGCGCACCGGATGTTCGACAAACCGGACCCAACGAACAGGCTGTCTTCGACCTCGTAGATGCTGGGCCTCTAAAACGTTTCACAGTGCGCGGGGCTGACGGCAAACCATTTCTCGTTCATAACTGCGAGAACGTAATCCAAGCCTTGGCCCGAATAGTCGTCATGTGGCAGATGCTGCAGGTCGACAAGAAGTACCGCGTCGTAATGACGACGCACGATGAGTTTGCGTGTGTCGTGAAAAAATCTCAGGCTGAAAAGTGCCTGGAGCTCATGACCCAATGGATGAAGACACCACCCGACTGGTGCCCAGACTTACCACTTAACTCTGAAGGAAAGGTTGACGTAAATTACAGCAAGTGATCTAGCATCTAACCAAGACAGTATTACAATCTCGAGGAACCACACCATGTCCGAAGTTGCCGAACGACCGAAAACTAAAACCGCCATGCCCCTGACTCTTGGCCAAGCAGCCGACAAGATATTCGACCTGCGCGAGAAGAAGCGCAAGATCGAAGCAGACCTCAAAGAGGTCGAGGCCGACATCTCACATCTGACCGAGACGATCTTCGGCTTGCTCGAAGAGCAAGACACCCGCAAGGCCGAAGGCAAGAAGGCCAGCATCTCCGTGAACTACGCGATCAACCCATCTACCAAGAATTGGGACGACACCGCGAAGTTCATCATCAACGGCAAACGTGGCGACAAGTACGCCTTCGCCCACCTCCTCTACAAACGCATCGTGGCGCCAGCCTATCGCGAGTTGCGTAGCCTTGGGATGGTCATCCCTGGGCAAGAAGATTTCACCAACAGGACTCTGTCCATCACCAAGCTCTGAACACCATGGCAACTAAGAAAATCTCCACCGCCGTCGCTACCGTTAAGCCGACGAACACCAGCGTTGTCTCCATCCAGGAGCAACTGAAGAACATGCTCGCTGCCCAGATGGGCAAGACCCAGAGCAGCGCTAAGAAAGTCAAGTACGACACTTCGACCTTCACGCTCCCCTCTGGCGCCATGTTCCAAGCGCCCATGAAGGTCGTGATCCTCGACTTCAACACCCACCACACGTTTTACGAGGGTGAGTTCAAGAAGGGCGAGATCACCCCCGTCATCTGCGCAGCGCTCGGGGATGTACCCACTGAGATGGTGCCTTACAGCTCCATCGAATCGCCCCAGTGCGGGGACTGCAGCAGCTGCTGGGCGAATGAGTTCGGCAGCAAAGGCGCAGGCAAGGCGTGCAAACAAGTGCGTCAGATCGCCTTCCTCGCTGAAGACGCAGATGGCAACATCGACCCGAACGGTCCGATCAACGTGATGCAGACCAACGTGACTGCGAACAAGGTGTTCGACGCCTATGTCAAGTCCGTCGGGTCGATCTACCAGGCGCCGTTGATTGGCGTCGTTACCACCCTCGGGATCAGCAACACTGAAAAGTGGCCGTCGGTCACTTACGCCTTCAACGGTCTGAACGACGACCTCGAAGCGTGCTTCAGCCGTCTGGCTGAGGCGCGTGCCATGTTGACTGAGCAAGTGCAGATCTCCGCGCCAGCTCCTGCAGTACCCGCCAAGGCAGTAACCCGTGGCAAGCCCGTTGCCGCAGGCGCTCGCCGCTGAATCTAACATCTAAAATAGATGATTGTTTGATATCTAAAATTCCCCGGCAGACAACTGCCGGATTCCACACCAGCCTAACTTTTAAGGAACATTATGGCTACCACTAAAAAACTGAAAATCAAGTCGATGACTGCTGCAGAGAAGAAGGTCGCGCTTGCCGACCTGAAGACTGCGGCTAAGGCCCAGGAGGCTGCGGTCAAGGAGAGCGAGGCCGGAGTCAAGAAGGCCCAGAAAGAGCTCGACGTCCAGAGCAAAGAGATCAAGGCTGCGATGGCAGCGGTAACAGCGAAGAAGAACAAGGCCAAGACCGAAGCCGACGCCATCGTGGCCGCCGCCGCGAAGGTCGAGGCTGCCGAGCTCAAGGCGCTGGAAAAGAAAGCCACAGCACTGTCGAACGCTTTTGACTCTCTGGCAGCTAAGGCTGTCAAGGCTAAAGATGCAGCCCAAGCCGGTGTGGCGAAGATCGCTACCCGTATCGCTGAGATCGAAGCGCTGCCACTGACGGTAGTAGAGAAGGCAAAGCCTGCGGCGAAGAAGGTCACCAAGGTCGCTGCCCCTGAGCCCGAAGCAGCTGAGGCGTAAATGAAGCACGTAATGCTGGACGTAGAGACGCTCGGAACGTCCGCAGACGCTTGCATCATCTCGATAGGAGCCGTCAAGTTCGACTTAGGGTCGACGGCCCTTGACGACGCTGGCTTTTATGCCAGCATCTCGATCGAGAGTAACTTGGAAGCCAAGCGGCGGGTCCAGGAATCGACGCTGCTGTGGTGGTTCAACCAGAGCATCGCCGCCCAGGCGGTGTTCCACGAACCGAAACAGACGCTGCACGGTGCGCTGGTGGACTTAGCAGAGTGGCTGGGCGAGGGCGAATCGTTCATGTGGAGCAACGGAGCAGACTTCGATCTGCCGATGGTGGCCCATGCGTATACCTCCCTCGGGATGGACGTGCCCTGGGCGTTCTGGCGCAGCCGGTGCCTCCGCACGTACAAGAACCTGCCGGGGGCTGCGGGTGCTGGGCCATCGTTCACAGGGACTGCCCACAACGCCCTGGCTGATGCTGTGCACCAGGCACGAACGGTTCAGGCCATCCACGCCAAGGTGTTCAAGAAAGTGAAGACGACAGCATGAGCGATGAAGACCTATTCATCGTACTGACCATCGCAGCTGTCTGCGGTGGACACGCCTACCACGCCACGGAAGTGGCGCGGGTTGTGCTGGGGAAGATCAAGAACGAACTGAAAGAGATGAAAAATGTGCAATGAAGTAGATGACTTGTTGGCAGAACGTGATGAACGGTATGGGGAGTTCGACGAGCTGGCAGATATCAGTCAGAACCTGAAGGTGATTATCGGTAGCAGTGGAAACTGGAATGAACTGGCCGCCGACCAGCAGGAATCCCTGGAAATGATCGCACACAAAATCGCCAGGATCCTCAACGGTGACCCGAACTATATCGACTCGTGGGTCGACATCGCCGGGTATGCCCAGCTCGTTGTTCAGCGGCTTAAGCGTGACACTGAAGAGGCTGAGACGGAGGCAAAGCCCGTCAGCCTGAAGAAGATCAAGAAGGCATTCAAGATCTTGCGCCAGGCAGGCATTCTGAACCAAACTGCCTGATGGCCCGTCAACCAGAGAACACTTTCATCGCGTCGATCCACCGACTCCTGCCGGGGGAGGTGTACCGGCAGAAAAACCACAACCCGTACAACTCGGGTATCCCGGATTGTTGGTACAGTGGCGCTGAAGGTGATCTGTGGGTGGAGTACAAGTACATCGAGCTCCCCAAGCGCGACGACACTGTCATACCTATCAATCTGTCCGAGCTCCAAAAGAACTGGATCAGATGTAGGGAGGCGGAGGGGCGGCGTCTCGGGGTGATCGTCGGGTGTAAAGAAGGCGGTGTCTGGTTCCCAGGTGAGTCGTGGAGCCTACCGGTCACGAAAGCTACATTCTGTGGTCAGCTTTCTAATCGCCAGGCCCTGGCTCAAATCATCTACGAGCGAACTATGCTGAAAGCTATGTAACATGCACCTTTTGCGCGACTGCGAGGGTTGCGCACTGGAGTATTAACATGAAACACGATGAATCCGGGCTCTTCGACGCCCTCGAGAAGGCCCTGAAGGCCGCCACTGAACCGCTCGACGCCGGGAGGTTGTTCGACATGGCCGAGATCAAGGAGTGCGCGTCCACGCTGCGACGGGTATCGGACTACCTAGGCAACATGTGGAGGAAGAACCTTTTGGTCCGCACGCCGGCGCCGAAGGACATCGAGAGCAAGTGCCTGTGGATGTATGAATGGAAGGGGAGCCGAGATCCAAAGGTCTACGACAACGCGCTGCTCTACACACCCAGGGTGCTCGTCGATAAGCCGACGGTCTATGTGACCGAAGAGGGCACGACGATCACTTTGGAATTTCCGTCACTGACGATAGTCGTGAAACAGAAAACGAAATAACCGCAGAGCCCGCTTCGTCGGGCTTTGTTTTGACTGAGTATCTAACATCTGATGAAGACAAATCAATTTCGCCCGATGCTCGCATGTAACGCCGAGCTCGACAAACTGAAGTACCCGCTGATGGCCTCGCCCAAGCTCGACGGAGTGAGGTGTTGCATTGTGGACGGTAAAGCGCTGAGTAGGACGCTCAAACCCATCCAAAATTCCTATATAAATCAACGTCTTAGCCGATCTGCACTCGACGGATTAGATGGGGAGCTCATCGTCGGGCATCCGGCGAGCAAGTCTTGCTACCGAGACACAGTATCCGGCGTGATGAGCGTTGATGGACTTCCTGACTTCACGTTCTACGTCTTCGATATCCACGACCACGATCGTGGTTTCCAGGAACGGTATGCAGAACTCGGACGTCGTATCAAGGATGAGTTCTGTGTCCGTCGCCTCCCGCACGCCATCGTGCACGACGAGGCGGAGCTGCTGACCTACGAAGCACAACAGATCACCGAAGGATACGAGGGTGTGATCCTGCGTGGCATGGACTCACCCTACAAGTTCGGCAGGTCCACCGTGAAGGAAGGATTCATGCTTAAGGTCAAGCGTTTCGTTGACAACGACGCGGAGATCATCGGCTTTGAAGAGGAAATGTTCAATGGAAACGAAGCCACGACAAACGAGCTCGGTCGCACCCAGCGAAGCAGCCACGCTGCGGGCAAAGTGGGCAAAGGAACATTGGGGGCGTTTCTTGTCCGCGATGCCACCACGGGAGTCGAATTTTCAGTGGGTACAGGGCTCACAGCCGAAGAGCGGGCACTGTGCTGGCGAGACCGGCACGCACTCGTTGGTGAACTGATTAAGTACAAGTCGTTCGAGGTGGGGGTCAAGGATCGACCCAGACACCCCGTTTTTCTGGGGTTTAGAGACAGGAGTGACACGTGATTAAGGTGCTCAACCACGGACACGTCCGTCTCGTGGAATCCATGGGGTCCGACCTCTCTATCGTACGCAATGCTAGAGTCAGCTATGACGCAGAGTGGCGCACCGGCGAGGATGCAGGCAAGGACGAGAAGCTCATCGACTATCTGGTGAAGAACCGACACACATCTCCGCTGGAGTGCGTGCAATTCACCTTCGATGTGAAGGCACCGATCTTTGTGTTCAGACAGTGGTTCCGGCACAGGACCATCAGCGTGAACGAAATATCGGCGAGGTACTCAGAACTGCCCGAGGAGTATTACATCCCCGAGGTGAGCCAGATCACGACCCAGGCCAAGGACAACAAGCAGATGCGGACGTATGACATTCATCCGGAAGCCGAAAGGTTTCAAGACGTCATCTCCAGTGCATGTGCAGATGCCTTCGGCTGGTATCGGCTGATGATCAAGCACGGCGTCCCGCGTGAACTCGCCAGGGGCGTGTTGCCGGTGAACACGTTCAGCCATGCGTTCATCACGACCGACCTCCATAACCTGTCGCACTTCCTGAAGCTGCGGCTGCACGAGCACAGCCAGTACGAGATCAGGGTTTACGCCCAGGCCATGCTCGAGCTGATCGAGCCTATCGTTCCAGTAACGGTGGCTGCGTTGAAGAAGTACACCCTAAACGAACTCTGAACTTACCTTAAATCCACCCTGAATTTGCCTTGAATCCAAGGTAAGTTCACCCCAAGAAGCCCGCCTCGTGCGGGCTTCGTCGTTTCTAAAGGAGAAATGTCATGTCTTTCAAACCAGAAGTCCGCACCGGCACAGACCCAAAGTTCTATGGCAACGCTCTGGCGTTCGCCACCGAGGCTGAGGCCCTGGCCAACGCCAAGGACTTGTACCACCGCTGGACGCTCTGCGTTGATTACCGGGCCGTCGAGAGTGACGAGCCGGTCAACTATACGTACCACGATGGTGTGCTCGAGCCGGTGGGTGCGAAACAGCAGGAGCCTGCTTGATGCACACCTACCACATGACCCGGATCAGCACGAACATGAAAACCGGACCGATCCCCGTCACGACGTCCAGCAGATCGACGTGCCCGACCACTTGCCCGCTCAAGGAGAACGGCTGCTACCCGGAGTACGGGCCGCTGAAGCTGCACTGGGACAAGGTCTCTGAGGGCCGGCGAGGCGGCACCCTGGAAGAGCTCTGTATCCAGATCAGGAGCCTACCCAAACACCAGCTGTGGCGCTACGGCCAGGCCGGGGATCTGCCGGGGGATGGCACCCTGATCGATTTCGAGGGGCTCCTGCAGCTCGTGGCCGCAAACAAAGGCCGCAAGGGCTTCGGGTACACCCACTACGACCCGACGATCCCAGAGAACGCCGGGGCCATAGCCGGAGCCACAGCCGAGGGGTTCACCATCAACCTCTCAGCCAACAGCCTGGAGCACGCGGACCAGCTGGTTGATCTGGGCGTGGGTCCAGTCGTGGTCATCCTCCCGGCTGACGCCACAGCGTCGACGTGCACCCCAAAGGGGCGCATGGTGGCGATCTGCCCAGCATCAGCCGGGGCGAACATCACTTGTGCCACTTGTGCCATCTGTGCCCACCCGACGCGCAAGGCCATCATCGGATTCCCGGCGCATGGGTCGGGGGCAAAGAAAGCGCAGGCCATTTTCTTCACTAGGAAGCTAGAATCCTCGCCCCCTAGCAAACTACCAAACGAAGGAACCTATGAAAGTAGTCGTATTAAGACTTAATGCATTAAGAGGGAAAACCCTGTGGATGGCCCAGTGCGTAGCGGCTGAGCAGAGGGCCTTGGAACAGCCGAATACTGTGGGCTCTGCGGGCCAACGCGGTCGTGTTCAAGGCCACCGGGACTGATGTGCTGGCCGTGCTCGGCCATACCCAGCCTGAGACTGCGAAGGTGAACACCTCGGGCTACTACAACCCCTCAGACCTCATACCGGGAGTGAACGGAACGAAGATGAACAAGATTCTTGAGGACGCCGGTCTACAGTCTAAGATAGACGGGCGTTGGATATCTACTAAGATCGGCCTCAAGTACAGCCGAATCTGTGGCGCCGGGTTGTTCGACTACCGGCTCCAGTGGACAAGAGACGTACTTAACCAAGTCGCCCTCGCGGGCATCAAATACTAAGGACCAAATACCATGGCACACGAACTCACTCTCGTAAACGGACAGTATGGCTACGCACAAGTGGCTGGATCAGAAAAGCCCTGGCACGGGCTTGGACAAGAGGTCGACCCGAACGCCGATGCACAGACATGGCGCAAGGCCGCTGGGCTGGACTGGGAGGCACTGCGGTCGCCTGTGCTCTACGGTGACACGCAGGCTCAGATGAACCGCATATTCAGCGACCGCCAAGTCCTGTACCGCAGCGACACAGGCCACCCGCTGTCCATCGTCTCCTCCGACTACAACATCGTCCAGCCCGAGGCTGTCGTGGGCTTCTTCAGCGATCTGGCCAAGACCGGAGGCTTCAGCATCGAGACGGTCGGCTCCCTGAAGCAGGGACGAAAGATCTGGGCGCTGGGCCGGGTCGGCGAGAACGTCAAGATCCTCGACGATGAAGTGGCACCCTACCTGCTCCTGGCCACAAGCTACGACGGCACCATGGCGACCACGGCGAAGTTCACGACCGTGCGCGTGGTGTGCAACAACACGCTGCAGGCCAGCCTGAAGAACTCAGCAGGCAAGACCCAGGTGTCGATCCCGCACTCAGTGTCGTTCGACCCCGCCAGGGTGAAGGCTGACCTGGGCATCGCCACGGACTCGTGGGGCTTGTTTAAGCTCAAGGCTGAGCGCATGGCCAGCCACAAGATCAGCGACTTCGCAGCAGACGCCTGGGTGCAGGAGCTGCTCGAGCCAGCCACACAGCACATGACCGACGATCAGGTGCGCAAGACTCGAGGCTACCAGCGCATCATGGACCTGTTCCACGGTGGTCAGATCGGCGCAGGCCAGGACGCCATCGATGGCACAGTGTGGGGGCTGCTGCAGGCGACCACGCAGTACGTCGACCACGAGAAGGGGCGTACACCCGATGGCCGCATCGACGCTGCCTGGTTCGGTCCTGGGGCGAAGTTCAAAGAGCGTGCGTTCGAGCTGGCTGCGCTGGTGGCAGCATAGGAGACCAGAATGGCCACATACAACATAGCCGCCACGTACTACGCGGGCGCGAGCGCGAATATCGAACTGCCTGAAGGCAAGACTTGGGCCGATGTGAAGCACTGGTACATCAAGTGGGACACCCTCTTTATCCAGTGGGAGAACAGCAGGGAGTACCAGGGGTTCGACCTGAACTCTGACACTGAGGACGTTGTCGACTGGAAACGCCCCACGTCAGCTTCCATCTACGAAGTCAACGAAGAGACTGGTGAGACCGACTACGACAAAGAAGTGGCCTCCTGCTAATTCCAACCCGCGCCTTCGGGCGCATTTTCTTTTGAGGAACTTTCCTGATGCAACTCTATCGAATCAACTACACGAACAAACCGAGCACTGACCAGATGACCGAGTGGGCTGGATCACAGACCGATGCAGCCAAGGTACGTGCTAAGCTACGCAGCGGCGGGTTCACCGTGAATGACACGAAGACCGTCGACGTACCAACTTCGAAGGGGCCACTGCTCGAGTGGCTCAACACAAATGTGAAACAGTGATGCAGACAAACTTTCTACTCGGTGCGCTCAAGCTGACAGCGGAAGCGCACATGGCGCCTTCGGGCGCATTTTCTTTTGAGGAACTTTCCCGATGCAACTCTATCGAATCAACTACGCGGACATGAACACGAACGCGATCGCCTGCGTGTGGGCCAGCTCACAAACTGATGCAGCCAAGACACGTGCTAAGCTACGCGGCGACGGGCACAAGGTCGGTGAGACTCTGACCGTCGACGTACCAACTTCGAAGGGGCCACTGCTTGAGTGGCTCAACGCAAATATGAAACAGTGATGCAAACAAACTTTCTACTTGGTGCACTCAGGCTGACAACTGAAGCGCACATGGCACTCAAGCGCCAACCTTACGACCTTCTCGCGCGTCACGCAGTCAACGACTACGGCCACGTCACCGAGAAGGAACGCGAAGCGAACGATCTGAGTATGCACACCGCCGGGGCGATTAAGTCTCGGTACAAAGTCGACCCGCGTGATCCACGATCACGTAACGTCCTCATCGTCACTGCCGCTGACTGGTCAGAGACGGTGATAAAACTGGAGTGAAAACGACCGGCCACTGAGCCGGTTTTTGCTATTATTTTTGACTGCTGGGTATGGGGTGCGGGGAAAGGGTCAGAAAGGCTGATTTTTCGGGAATTTCTGAAAAAGTGGCTCTTCATTTAAAAACAACCCTGCGAATTTTGGATGGGTACAATGGCGAAGTCTAAAGTGTTATAGCGAAAAGTGAAAATGGGACCGATCTGTGGCCTGGATACCCCTTATATATACTTATACTACTACTACTACTACTACTACTACTACAAGGTATATATATAGAAGGGTAGGGAATATAGAGGGTTTTATATAGAGGGTATAGAGCCAAAAAAGTAGCTATCGAAAAATGAGTAAATCACCGCCAAAATTCGATCACTTTTCTATAGCAAATTTCAGCCGCCCGCGAGCTGCTTCACAACAGGCAGTGACTGCTTGACTGCATGTCCGACTTCACCAGTGATGATGTCTTTGCCAACACCAGCGATGTGGTCGACCGTCGGGCCAGCAAGAGTGCCTGCAACATTTCCGCCGAGCATGTCAGTGATGAACGATGATGTACCACCGATGCCTGAGCGGTTAATGCCGTGGCTGATCCAATCGACGAGTGTCCAGTTCGCCATGTACCCAGGCATCGACCCACCACCGGTCACCATCGCCTTCATCATGTCCGACACGATCATGATCGGCACACCGTGCAGTAGTCGTGCGGCTGCGCTGAAGTTCCCATGCTCCGCTTCGTGCATTGCGTAACGCATCGTCGTCTCTTGGAACGCATACGTGAACGACTTGAACTGGTAGAACATTGCAAAGTGCGGGTCGCTCGCGCGTGTCGGCCTCAACCCTGCATTCGGTGACACGATCGCACGGTTGACCCAGCGGTTGACTGCGAAGTGCGTGGGCTCGAGCAACTTCTGTGCGACGGCCACGTCCTTTATCTTTTTCATCTTCATCAGCTCAGCAGCACTGACGACCAGCTGACCCTGGTCATTGATGAATATGTCACTCTTCTTCAGCCCGAGCTCACGCAGCCACCGAGCGCTGTGCTCTGGCACTGCGTTGTTGTAGTCCCGCACGATTGCTTTGCGCGCTGCGTCGGTCGCAACGATGCGCATGTCACGGTCCCACTGTGTAATGCCGATGGCCTTGAAGAACACGTGGTTGATGTGCCGGGTCAGACCTGATGAATACTCCGACGAATGGACCTCGCCCATCTCTTCGTTCTCCATGTCGCTGTTGATCACCCCGGACGCCAGCGCAGCCTTCTCCATGTCGTCTGGGTCTCTCATCCCGAACGGATTGCCCAGGAACAAATCCTTCCAGTTGTTCCACAGTCCGGTGAACCCGCGCTTGTATGCGTTGAACATGTCTTCCCATTCCCCGCCAGCCACGCGGATGCCGTTCGCATCGAGCATCGAGCTGAAGATCATCAGTGGCAGCAGGCGCACGATCTGGTAAGTCATGGCCCCAGCCTGGAGCTGCCGGGCTGTAGCCGAGATATCCTTGCCCAAGGAGCCCTCCATAGCCCCGCTGGCTCGTTTTAAGTCCTCCATCCGACGCTCCACCCACTCCTCGCGCTTCGAGGGCTCTACGGCCTTATTTTCAGCCTCCGTGGCCAGCTCTGAGCGGATGGGGCCATCCTTCTCGTACTTGATCACTGTGCCGTCCTCCGAGATGAACCGCACGTCGCCCTTCTTTGCCAGCATGTCTTTGAGGCCAATCCCGTCCTCATCGAACGTGCGGGTGTACTCCGCAGCCCGCACGCCCTGGCTGATGTACTGGGTCATCGTCCCGATCACATCCTTGCTCAAGTATGGGGCCACATCCTCATCCGCCAGCCACTCCAGCGTACGCTCGTTCATTGACGCAAAGAATGGACTGAGCACGCCGTCCTCGCGCAACGCCTTGAGCTTGTGGTCGCTCACCCCCAGCCGATCAATCAGACTCTGGTGGATCATCTCGGCCACGTCGCGCTCGGTGACGATGCCCGACTCACCAGCCTGGATCGCTCCGGCCTTGATCGTCGTCATCAGCTTGCCGTGCTTCGCCAGCAGCATGTTGACGAACGACTCCCTACCGTTGATGAGCTTCTCGATCTCGTACACGCGCGGCCAGTATTTACCGTCGGCACCCAGCTGCTCACCGATGTCGAGCCCAGCCTGCTTCGCGTAGGTTCTGTACTCCGTCAACACGCCCTGCAGATTCTTCTTCGCCTTGCGCAAAATTTCAGTCGTCGGCTCCGTGTGGCTGTTCAACGCCTCGGCCAGAGTCTCAAGGTCTCGCTTCAGGTTCGCACCCTGCAGCGGCTTGAGCGCCACGCGAATCCGGTTGCTATAGTAGTTGCGTTTGAACCGCGTGCGGTTTATCACCCCATCCTGACCCTTCACCTGCTCGGTGTCGGCGCCATAGGCTGGGTTCGAGTACCACATGCGCCCTAGCAGCTGAGCCGTCTTGCTCTCGCTGTTCCTGAAGTTCAGGTGGTTCGCCATCACCTCGGTGTACAGCGCCTGCGCCTGCTTGTCGTACTTCGCCAGCATCTTCTGGCGCCACTCGCCCTGGCTCATGATCTTCTCGATCGCCCGACCAGCAGCGCTCATCTCCTTGAGCTGGCCCTGGTCAAACGCGGTGAAGATCGCCAGTGCCTTCTCGCTGTCGCGCACGGCACCGAACACACGGCGCATCAGCGCCTGGACTTTTTCAAAGAAAGTCTTCGGCGCGTGGTCGATGTCCAGCAGCCCGAGCTTCCAGAATTGGAACGCATAAGCCACGCGCTCCTCCGGGTCGTCCTCCATGCTCTTCAGCGCTGCGTCCTCACCCTTGAGCAGCTCCTTCACCCGGTCGTAGATCTTCGGGTCGCTCATCGCGCTGTGCAGCAGCTCCTTCGTCTTCTCCATCCCCTTGGCGTTCAGGATCGTGTTAAAGAATGCGTGCACAGACTCGTGGTACGCCAGCCGCATGATGGTCAACGGGTTCGCTGTGCTGATGCGGGCGATGTTCGTGAGCGTGTCGAAGTCAGCCTTCCCGCCCTTCATGTCTGGGAACACGTCTTGCAGGATCAGCTTCACCTTGTCGCTGACATTGCGCTCGAAATACTTGATCGCCGAAGTCACCTCGATGTGCTTCGGTGGCGCCATGGTGGCCAGCTTGGCGAACTGGTTCGCGGATTCTGCCTCGGTCTGACGGGCGATGGTTTCGGCGTTCCGCTTCACCGACCCCTGCGGCCCGAGCTTCGCCTCCAGGTGTTTGTCTGCTGCCGTCACCTCCTCAGCCGTCTTCACCAGCCGCCGCAGGCTGTCGATCATGTCCTGCAGCTCATCGCTCTGGTCAGTTTTAGCCCGCTCCCGGACCCTCTCCAGCTGCTTCGCCGCCCAGGTACCGATAGCTGCTGCACGCTCGGTGGTGTAGTCGGCAGGTGGGTTTTTGAGGTATTCCTGGTGCTTGGATATGGCCGCTCCGAGGGTATTCTGGCTACCTACCCCATCCGAAGCGGCTTTCGTCGCTCCAGGAGCCTGTATTGAGCTGCTAGGGGTATGTTTTCCGAGGTTTTCCACCTTCTGCTGCAGATAAGCGAGCGTTTTCGGTGCCCTTGTGGCTAGTTCAGCTCTGCCAGTACCGAGCCCGTCTGCCGGGATGACGACCTTGCCCTTGTGTGCCTCGATCTTGGCGAAATCTTCGTCGATCTTGGCTTTGTTCGCCTCGAACGTGGCATCTGACCAAAAGGCGTTTTCGCCCATATGTGGTGCAGCCTTCGTGCGTACCCCCACAGAGTTCGGCTCACCGCGCATGGCAGCGGCCTGTCCGCCCAGGCCAGTACGTCGGTCGTTGTCCCCGAACACAAACAGGGTGTCTGGCTCTGCACGGACCATATCACGGGTGATATTAGCGCGGCGCTCGGCGGTAGGCGCTACCTTGCTAGGCTCCTTTGTTTCTACCTGTCTAGGTTCCTTGGTCCCTACCATCTGCCACGCCGAATAGTGATCGGTCGTGTACGCTTCGGTGTACCCCCCGTCGATCAGAGCCTGCCGCAACACCCCCTCCCCCTCAGCGTTATGGGCTCGGGTGGCGTTCGCACCACTGTCTGTACGTACAGTAGCCCCACGGTCGAGGGCCATCTTCACGTGCTCGATGATCTGGTTTACTCCGGTAAACCCTCGGCCTCTGCCTGGCACGCTCACCACCACGACCTTGCCGGTCATGTCTGCGTCATTCTTCGGGCTGAAGCGCTTGCCCTCAGCCTGAGCAGCCCTGCCGAGATCTCCGGCGTAGCCCTCTGGGCTGATGGGGGCGATGATCCGGTCAGCACCCAGCAGCTTCGCCGTTTCCTTCGGTTGGTGGGCACCCGGCGCCTTGGGCGGGGTCTTGAGTAGCGGGGGGGATACCCTGGGGGATACCTCGCTAGGTTCCTTGGTCTCTACCTGTCTAGGTTCTTTTTTGGGAGCACCGAGCTCTCTGACGGCAGTCATCGTGTCTTTCTCGCCACGCTTCTCGCCGTCGAATTTCGCACCCAGGTTAGGCACAGTGAGTACCCCCTGGTTCTTGTCAACCAGCCCCCGCAGGAACCGCTTCATGCCACCTTTAGGCACGAACGACGTAGCCACAGGTGCCAGCTTCGACCGCTCCAGCAGCGCTCTGCCCCCAGGCTTAACAGCCTCGTCCAACTTCTCGGCCTTCTTCTGGTCGTTGTACCCAGACAAGAAGTTCACCAGCTTACGCACCTGCCCCACATCCAGCACAGGTGGCAGCCTTGGAGTCTTCGGGTCCGGCAGGGCGGCGCGCATGATCTCGGCGGCCACGGCTGAGCGCAGATGCTTGAACATCGCCTGATCATCAGGGTGAGCGTTCGCAATGTTCCTGGGGGTCAGCAGCGCAGCCAGCGGGAAGGCGTACTGGGTGCCCCCTACCCCCCAGTGGCCTGCCTCTTTAGGCTCGGCGGCTTTATCACTGAGGACTTTTCCAACGTTCGCTGCCTCGTCGGTCTCGGCCTCCGTCGCGTGGAGCTCACGCCACAACTCCCCCAGCTCTTTGCTGTACCCGTAGCTGTCGTCTGTGGAGGGGCGGCGCATGCTGCGCACATAGCCGAAGATCCTCTCGAGGCCCGCTTCGCGGTTCGCTGCGTAGTCCCGCCACAGCTGCTCGGCTACTTTCCCAGCCTTGTTGACGGCAGCACCGACGGTGAGCGCCTTCGGCAGGTGGTCAGCGGCTGCGCGCATCACGCTGGACATCAGCTTCAGGTGCTTGCGCTCTTCCTCTCTGGTGCGTGAGCCCTGGTCGATGGCCATCGCCTCATCGACGGCCTCTTCACCCTGGACATCCTTCTCATCCTGGGAGAGCTCGGCATTCTTCTCCTCCTCGGCCTTGGCGTTGATCAGCCCCTGGTTGTGGACCTCCTCAGAGCTGGCCGCGCCGCGCTTGTGCATGGCGCCATACGCCTTGCTGCGTTTGTACTCCGCGTAGCTGGTCCCGCCCACATCCAGCGACGGAGGCAGGTCACCCAGGCCTGCCTGCGCCCAGCCGTTCTCGACCTCAGTCTTTCCGGCTTTGCGGTAGGACATTTCTCTGCCGACGTTGTAGTCCTTGTCTGGCCCCAGGCTCGTGACGCGGTCACCGAAATCGTCGGTAAAAGTCTTCGTGCTTGACTTCGTCGGCGCCCAGCGAGTCCCAAAGTCATCCACGGTCCCACCAACAGGCTCACCCTTCGTGTCTGCGGGGCTAAACTCTTCCCGCTCGCCCTTGGCGTTCATAATCCACGGCAGGCCCTTAGTCAGACCCCCCATGTGCAGCGCAGTAATGCCCTGCTTCAGCGCGTCGAGGTAGCTGTCGTACTGCGCGTTCGGCGAGCCACTCCCGGTGTCGTTCTCTCGTTTGTCGTCAGTATGGGCATTCTCCTGCTCCCTTACCCACTTCACCAGCTTGTACGCCGGTATGGCGACCTCACCTGTGTTCGAGTGCCGGCTCTTAAAGTGGATGATGTTCATCCCGGCCTTGACCTTGGCCTGCTCCGCCTTGTCGTCTCCGGCAGTCACCCAGGCCGAATTTAAGTGCGCCGCACCCTTCTTGGCCATGTCGTTGAGCTCAGCCAGGTTCATCTGCAGGTAGTCGCGGTCTGTCGGTTGTTCGGCTACCACGGCATAGCGCTGGCTGAAGAAGTGGTTGACGTAGTCCTTGAGGTCGGCGTTCGGGTTCTTGGCCGCGAACTCCTGATAGCCAGGGATGTTCCTCGCCAAGGACTCACGGGCGGTCTCCACAGCGCTCTTGACGATGGGCACCATCGCAGCCATGCGCGCCCCGAGGTCTGGTATGGCTGCCAGCTCGCTGTACTTGCTCGACTTCTTGGCCACACTCAGCACAGCGTCAAGATCACCTCGTGTCTGGTTCAGCTCGGCGTTCTGGTCAATGCTCAACTTCTCACCGCTAGGGCTGAGGGATTCGCGCTTGCCCAGGACAGAGCTGATGTAAGCACGTGCGCGCTCAGCTACATTGAGGTTACTGATGGCATGGGCGACCTCGCCGGGGACTTCAGCCTTCCCCTCCTGCTCCATGTACCGCATCATCAGCTTCAGCCGCTGGTCGTCGGGCACGCCCGAGTCGTCGAGGATCTTCTTCGCGTTCGTAGCTCCGGCAGCCTCCATCGGGTCTTTCGAAGCGGGGTTGCCCATGGAGTACCTGTCACGCTGCTCTGGCCCGAGCCGCTCGGTAGCCTTCGCTACGAGCTGCTGAACATGCCCGAGGGTCTGTTCCTGGGTCTGCCCCTCGCCAGGGTAGATCAGCTTCGGCAACCGGCCATCGTCATTCTCTTTCCACGCATCAGAAAACTTCACCATCGACCCGCGCTTGTCACCACTGACGTGGAACACGAGAGAGTCCCGGTCCATGCTCTTTTCGAGCTGTCGCTGGTCGAAGGCGCTTACTTCTTCGTCAGATGTTAGATCACGAACGTCAGCAGCTGACTGCTCGGTGTCGTGCGTTCCCTCCGTGTCCGTCGCCTGGGTCTTGCTGCCATAGCTGTCGTTCTCGTCGATCGGGTCGTCCCTAACGCCCTCCAGGCGCGGCATGAGTGTCTTGCCCAAGTAGCTCTCCATCGCATCGACGACGGGCTTGGTGAGCAGCGCGTTTATCTTCATGCGGCTGAAGATCGCCTTACCATCGCTAAACGCCTCCATATTGTCGAGCAGGTCGTTGCGGTCTTTGTTAGAGCTGAGATTAATACCTTTGGCAAGCAGCTGAGTCTCTACATCGGCTGGCACCAGCTTGGCGAATTCTTCGGCTGCAGCGTCGCGGGTGTCGTGCTGGACTTTCAGAGCAGAGCTGTTCGTGGCCCCCAGGTAGGACGATGCAGCTTGGACGATACCCTTGAGGGCCATCGTGCTGCCAGTGATGCGGTTGATGTCGGTCAGGACATCTATTGCCTTCGTCCCCACAGTCTGCACGAGCTGTTCAGCCAGGCGCTCAGCCCGGCGCCCTTCGGCAGGCGTGGGGTTGTCGACCGTAGCGGCAGCGGTCAGCTCCTGGGCAAGACCTCTGACGATACCCACGGCCTGGGGGTCGCCTTGTCGGACCCTGGATGGCTCCAGGGCACCCTCGGCGTCCACCTCGTAGCCGTGCTCATCGGTATAGGCGTTCCACAGCTTGTTCGCCACCAGCTCAGCACGGGTGTTGAAGAGCTTGGCCTTGTTCTGTGCCTGCTCGAGCCTGGCCTTGTTCGCAGCCGCGCGCTCGTTGATCGTCTTGCCGGTCACTCCCTGCTCAGGCTCACCCGTCGTGAACATGTCGGGGGTGAGGTCGAACGTGAACTCTTTCGGGTCGATGACCCTGCTGGGGGTGGACTCAACCTCCTCGGCTTCGGCCCACCTCTCCACAGAACCTTCTGGTATCGGAAATGTGTCGCTCAGACGCTGCTGCCCGTCGGGACGCTCCGCGTTGTTCTTCATCCGAGCGAGCTCTGCATTCGTGATGTGCAACTTCTGCATCACAAACTTGGCGGCGTCGAGGAATTCAGGGGCACCGAGATTCTTGATGGCGTTGAGCGGGTCGTCGACAGGGATACCACTTACCTTCTGCAGGTGTTCTTCGGCCTCTTTCCCTTTGAGCTTGCTGAGTTCTTCTACCAGCACACTCTTCTGCCGCGCAGCAGCCTCCGGTATTTTTGCCGGGTCTTCTGTGTGCCCCTCCAACGCTTGCACGAGTGCCTCGGCTTCGGTGCGTCTACTGAACCGACTTACCCCACCGTTGAGTTCCTCAAGGATAGTCTTCGGCTTCTCATCCGGGGCGTTCAGGTCTATCACGTCGCCGTTCTTGCCGTCGCCTTCGGTGCGCCCCCGACTCCACATCTTCTCACCATAGTGCCCGACCGCACCCATGCCGCCGCCACCGATAGCACCGCCCAGCCCGCTGTTGATCAGCTCGGACATGTCACCGGAGGTGTCGCGCTCAGGGTTCAGCTGGCTGTGCGCCCGCTGCTGGCTGTACTGTTGCCCCGTCTCTGTCAACCCCTCACCGATTGCTTCGCCCAGGAGCTTCGCGCTCGTAGGCATCCGCCCGAGAACCTTACCGGCTACGCCTGACAACTGCCCGACGGGCAGCAGCTGCGGCAGAGTGTCGAGCACCGCAGCTCGGTAGCCGTGCTTCGAGACTTCATCCCTAATGTCCTGGGCCGACCGCTGCATCGCTACCGGGTCGTCAGCAATCTCGTTGTACGCCTCGCCCGTCAGGAGGTTCTTATTCTGGCGGTACATCTCCAGCGGAGCGGCACCGCGCAGTCCCCAGGCTATGGCCTGAGCTGCTGGGTGAGGGATCAGCCCGGCGATGCCAGAGGCCAGCCCCATAGCCGAGCCTGTGGCCATCTGATCGATGGACGACCCAGCCGCTTGCCCGAGCTGTCCGGCGACGTAGCTGGCTGCGTCACCCAGGCCGTGCACATCCTCGTAGCGGCTAGGTGCGGTGGCGAACACCTCCCCCTGGTCTCTCAGTGAGCGGATTCTGGCGCGCAGCAGGGCGGCTTTCTCCAGGCTCTGACGGTCGGCTGCGGCCCGCAGTAGGGACTCTTCGTCGCCGAGCAGATTCCTCTCGTTCGAGATGCGGGATCCCCGGAACGAGTTCGTGAATGAATTGCCCCCGGCAGCTTCGGCCTGGAGGGTGGCGAGGATGTTCGCCTCATCATCGGGAACGAGGGTGACCCCGTCATAAGGGTCGTAGTCGCGCAGAGAAGAGTATCCCATTTATCTGTCCTTTATTTAACAGGCAGCCCGGCGTTCTTTCTTGCCAGATCCTGCGCACGCTTGATCACATCGTCACCAGACGCCGCTGGGATGTACCTGCCATCTCCGTACGCAAAATCATTTCGGCTGATCCCACCGCCGGTTGTGAGCCCACCCCACCAGCCCAACTTCTCAGGCGTCACCGATGGATTTGGCCCAGTCGGCATGGGCTCGTCCCCGGCTATGCTGGCCCAGATACTGCTGTTCCGCCCCCTAGTGGCCTTCTGCTGGGCGTAGGTGAGCCGGGTGTCGAGAATTGCTTCGTGCTGCATCTTCGCCAAAGTCGGGGCGTCCACGATCTTCCCACCGGTCAGTTCGAGCAGTCGGTTCGCGGCCATCTCGGCCCCATTGGGGATCTCGTTTCCCGTCTCAGCGTCGATCACCTTCCCTTTGAATAGTTTGGTCATGTGCTCCGCTTCAGCGGCTTTGCGGGTTTCGTCGGCAGCGGCCTGCTCGGATAAAGTCTTCGCCGCCATCACCGCCCCACTGCGCATCAGAAGGTCTACAGCTGCGTCGGGGTTACCCTTGGTACGGTTCAGCGCGTCGGTGATCATCGCTGCCTCGCGCTGTTTTACCTCATACGGCAGCCTGGCCGCAGCGAGGGTACGCTGGCTGTTTATGTCTGCCGCTCTCAGTGTCGTCTCGTTGTCCATCGCGTGTGCGCGAAGCGTCGTGTTTGCGGTGGTCGCATCCCGCACCCGCGAAGCCTCACCCTCGGCGTACGACTTCTCAACCCCTTGGAGCATAGCTCCGGCGTCGTCGACGACCTTCAGGGCGGCGAGCTTGCGTGGGTCATTGTCTGCAAGCGACCTCATGCTCAACACGTTCTGCGCCTCCTTGACCCTGGCGTCGATGTCGCGCAGCGCCTGGTTCTTGGCGATCTCACGGTTACCCGCCATGCCAGCCTCGTGGTACGCTCGTGCCTCTTCCGCATCCTGTGCAGCCCGCTGATCACGAAACGCTGTGGCATTGACCTTGGCGGTGGTGATGTCCGTAGCCCGCTGAGTCGGATCTGTGCTCGCCGGGGTGAACACCGCGCCGCCTCCACCAAGGAACATCCCGACTGCTTCACCGGGCTTGGCGTACTCGACACTCCCCCTGGGGGTGAACTCGTTGCCGTCGTTTCCGATGAACTTCGCGCCTTCTTTCACGTTACCGCCGCTGTAAGTCGTGCGCCCGAGGGCGTCGATTGTCTTGTAGATGTTGCCCGTGTCGCGTAGGGACTTCGGCACGGTAGGGAGCGCCCCACCTGGGTCGCGCATGCTCTGGGCGTCAACGTAGCTGCGCAGATCACTCCGCCTGCCGTCGTCGATCTTCTGTGTGAGTTCAGGGCTGGCTACCGGATCCACATCCCGGTAGACACCCCTGGCGGCATCGGCCTGGACCCTCGCGTCGGCGTTAGCCGCCTGCTGGTTGAGTGCGGCGATCTTGGCGAACCCGTCATTCTTGCTGAGGGCGTTGCGGATGTTCTCCCCGCGCTGCTCCTTGGCCTGGAGCCCACCCTCTATGGCTCCGTAGTCTGCCGCAGTCAGGTTGAAGTCCCGCATCCGACGCTGCTTCAACGCCTCGCCATCAGCCCCCTCACTAGCCCTCAACCCCCTACCTTTCCCCACAGCCTTCGCATCAGCCTCTGCGACTGTCATGCCCTTATCTGCCAGCACCTGCTCCCGCAATGTGCGCAGGTGACCCCTGAGCCCTGGCTGCGCGTCCAGCATGTCGTTACTCACCACAAACTCGCCCGGCTCGTACTTCGCAGGAATCTTGTCGCCCTCGCCGGTGCCAGGCACATCCCCACCCATGCCCGTCTGCAGGGTGCCGCCGTTGCGCAGACCGAAGCCTCCGGCGCCGAAGTGTCCGCGCAGGGCTCTGTCGTACATGTTCCTGCGGTTCTCTAGCCGTGCGCGGTCCTGCGCTGCGTAGGGGTCAGGCTGAGGCGCTATGTACCCGGTGGTCGCGGGCTGCACACCACGAGCTGCGTACCCTGGCATACCCATGGCAGCGTTCTGTACGCTCGCTCTGTCATTCATCTGGGCGAACTTCTGCTCCTGAGTGTCCCTCAGAGACCGTTCCCTGTCTTGGACCGCGAATGCACGATCCTGTGCGGCGTTCTGAAACCTGAACGCACGCTCATTCTCAGCAGCAGCCCGGTCATTAGCAGCGAAGCCCCTATCCTCCCCGGCCCACTGCAACTTCTTCTGCCTCTCCAGCATGCCCTGGTTGTAGGTATTCAGCGCCTGCTGTGCGGCCATCGCCTCTTCCCCCGGCATAGGGGCTCTAGGCGTCGTCTGTGCCACCTTCGCCTGGGCCATCGCGTGGGCATCATCAGCCGCTTGCGCAGACATCTGGTACCGCTGCTGGTCGACTGGGGACAACCACTTCGTCTGGCCCGCGCTCTCGGCAAACCCACCAGGTGTAAAGCCATTAAACGCGTGCAGCTCCCCACCATTACGCAGCCCGACCCTGGCAGGGACTTCCCCGCCATTTTTCATGTGCCACATGCTGCTGAGCAGGTTACTGTCCGCACCGTACATGCTCGCAGCCTTCGTAGCGTCGTAGCCATAGCGCTGGGTATCAGCCTGGGTACCAATCTGGTACCTCTGTGTCAGATCGTTCATCCGAGCGATATCCGCCTGGTTGTTAAACCCATAGCGCTGGGTGCCCGCTTGGGTGTCGAAGCCATAGCGCTGGGTGTCAGCCTGGGTACCAATCTGGTACCGCTGCGTCAGATCGTTCATCCGAGACGTGGCAGACTGTGCGTCCACCCCGTAGCGGTGGGATGCCGCGCTGGTATCGTACCCGTAGCGCTGGGTGTCAGCACCGAGCCTGGCGTTCGCCGACTGAGCGTCGATGCCATAGCGGCTGGTGGCGTCCCCCATGCGCGCTGTAGCTGACTGGGTGTCGATGCCATAGCGGCTGGTGGCGTCTCTACGCAGCGCGTCCTCGTGCTCGTTCATCGCGCGCAGCCCCCCAACGCTGATTCCCCTCGGGATAGTCCCGAAGGCCCCACCGAAGGCCATGCGCAGTGTCGGTTTCTTGCAGTTCTTCATGCTTAATCTCCTGGTAATTTTTACGCTGCGCCCGCGCCGGGGTCGTTCGGCATATCCGCTTTGTCGATTGCGTCGAAGTTGTAGTTCGCGCTCTGGTTGTCGCTCGCGGACACCGACCCAGAAGCACCGAGGCTGTAATGCGTCTGGCTCATAATCGAGCTGAGCAGCTGCGAATAAACCTGCGCCGTGACCTTCGAGGCATCCATCGACATCGACCGGCTGGTCTGCAGTAGATCCGCGTTCATCTTCGACACATTGGCTACCGTACTCGCCGCCTGGATATGAGCCTGTGCTTCTGCCGCCCACAGGCTCGCGGTGACGGTGTTGAACGAGCCGACAGCGCTCGCATAGATCGACTCGGACTGGGCTATGGCGCTTGCCGCCTGGGCCTCAGCACTGGCACGAGTCCCTTCTGCGTCCACCACGGCTTTGTAAGCCTCGACCCTCAACCGATTGGCGTCCTGCCTAGCGCGATACGCCTCGATCTCAGCAGACTTCGCCTTCGTCTTCGCCTCTGTCTCTGCTGCGTACCCCTGCACCTCAGCCTGGTAGGCTTTGACGCGCTCGGAAAATATCTGCATCTCCGCGCCTTTGGCCTGGGTCTGCGCGAGGTATGCCTGGGCCTCTGCGCTGAACGCGGATACGTCCGCCTCGAAAGCCTTCAGCTTCAGCTCCTCCATCTTCCCAACGGCAACTGTCGCATCCACTTCGGCTTTGTACGCCTCGAGCAACGCGTTGTTCGCACCGAGCTCTGCGACATACTGCTCAACGATGGCTTTGTTCACATCGGCCTTGGCCTGCTCTGCGCCGATCTCAGATGCGTACGCCCGTGCCTTCGCCTCGTAAGCCTGGATCTCGGCCTGGTAAAGTGATACGCCGATCTTTCGGGTTTCCTCAGCAGCGAGGTACCCTTTAAGCAGCGCGTCATATATCTGCAGCGCAGCCTCATTAGCCTGCCGTACTGCTTCCAGCACGCGCTGCCTGCACGACGTTTCATACTGGACGAACACCTGCTCTACGGGGGTGATGAGCTCCAGAGCTTTCTGAACGTTCGACAGCTCGAGCTCTGCCTGCTTAATGGCGATGTCCCGGCTGAGGGTGTTCATCTTGAGCACGGAGTCGCTACGTACCGCCATCAGCTTGGCCTGGGCCAGCCCTGTGGGGGTGTAGAACCCGCGCGCGGCGTCCTGGCGGATCACGTCGGCCTCAGCCGCACGGGCCGCCGTCATCTCTCGGTCACGCGCCCGGCTCCAGATGGCAGACTCGATAGCCGGTGGGAGCCCAGTGCCGCCAGTCTCTATGCGGGTCTTCAGCATATCGATATGCGACTGGAGCAGCGCGGTAGTCGCCGCTGTGGGCGCTTCTTCGTACCGCTCTATAGACCCAGGCAGCGAGGGGGCTGCGAAAAACGTCTTAACGTACTCCGGTCTGGCCGCATCGAATGCCCTGATCGTAATGTCCGCGAGGTTCCCACGGGTCCGTGGGGCCAGTGTCGGCATCCCGCCTATCGTGGGGATGTGGAAGTCCACGTTGTTGGCGGGCCTATGCCCTGTGAACGGCGTCATCGCACCAGGCGCAGTGCCGAAATTAGCAGGGGGGCCGCCACTAATAACGAGTGGCTCCGGGTTGGGTATAGCATCCAGCTCTGGCCGGTCGCCGTACTCTGGCGGAGTCGGTTTGAACTCCGAGGGCTTCTCCGGCCTGTCCAGGGGCGGTGCAGCCGACAAGTCTATGTCGACAGAAATGGTCCCCGCCGAGGCAAGGATAGCAGCCGCCGCGTCGCTGAGCTGAGTGACGATGGTATCGAGATTTGCCATCGCACGGATGGAGTTCGCCTCCGACAACGTCAACTTTTCGCCGAGTGCGTTAAGTATTAGGGGTACGCTGGAAACGTTCGACATGTTCTCTCCTAGATGATCCCTACTGCGTAGGTGTCCTTCACGACCCGGGTGATGCCGTTCTTCGCTACGAGCAGCGCGTCAGACAGCTGCCCGTTCGGCGCCGTGCGCAGCACATAATCCCCAAGGTCATTTGTCACTACGTAGAACCAGTTCCCTACGGACGTCCCGTCCATAACGACGTTGCCCCCCACGTTCAGCGCCTTGCCCACGACCAGGCTGCTGACGATCGGCTCGGGTATGCCGTAGGTCTCATAATTCACCGTCGCGTGGTACCCGACGGACCATGCCAGTCGGACATAGGAACCGGTGTCGTAGTCCAAATACCAGTAGAGCTTGTTCGCGGCGTCGATGTCAGTGATGCTGATCGTGCGTAACCACTCGTATACGGTAGTCGGCATGATCCCCTGGAACACGATAAGCGGCTGCTTGATGATCGAGGAGAAGTTCTGCCGGCTAAAGACGCCTGTCCAGGCTGGTGTCTTCCCCGCGATGCTTGTAGCGTTATCCAGCTCAAAGTAGTTGAACTTGTACTCAACACGCCCTGACGTGGAGATTGGCCCCATCTCACTGTTCGCGGGGCCGTACTCATAGGCGCTGTGGGGGCTGACGTTCCGCGCTGATCCGGTCTTAGCGGTCTGCTTGAGTGTGATGTGCAGGGTATCGAACTTCGCTTCTCCCGTGCGAGGCACGCCGTCTTTGAACCCAGACCGGACGATCTCTGCGCTCGGGCCTTCTGCCAGACTCGTGACTGTGAACACCGTGGGCGCGGCATCAGGCAGCAGCGAGACATCTTTCAGGGCCACTGTCTCGCCAAGCACAGCGCAGGATGTTGTGAACGTCCTAGCCGCTGTGCTCACGCTCAGGTACTTACTGAAATTCACAACCCCCACCGTTTTGACCATAGCGGTCCCGAGCACTCGGATGTATTCGATCTTTCTGACCTTACCGTCGCTGAATCTGGCTTTTGCTTCGTGGATGCGGAGGGTCGTAGCGCTCGGAAAATCTGCTACCAGGATGCGCTTGCCATACACCCGCATGCCGTAGATCTGACCGTTGAGGATAGGGTAAGCCTCACCGTCGTGATAGATGGCCCCGGACATAGTGTCGAATGGCTTAGCCGACCAGTTCGGATTGCGGATCTCCGGTGCCTCGGGGTCGTTGGAGTTCTCCAGCGTATCCTCCGGCTCAGGGGTAATATCCCCTCCCCCGGTGCTGTCCCAGGAGAAGTATGCCCCGAAGCCCCCTCGGCGCCTGCGGTTCCCAGCAGCTTTTCTGGCGACCTTATGATTGGCAAACCCGTTAAGGTCAAAACGAAACTTGTAGAGCAGCTGTTTCTCGAGGTCTGGCTCCTCAGTCAGTCCACCGCTGCGAGTACGCTTCATCAGCGTTATCAGGAATCCCTCCATCATCGCCGGTGGTTCCTTCACTGGCTTTTCGCTCACACGGATCGTCACGTGGTCAGTCCCGCCCTGGGACTGGATGTGCATGACATCGCCGTTGTCGAATGTGAATGTGGCATTCGCTGTGGGGCCGGGCGCTGAGTTGGCAGTGTTCACAACGTAGTTGCTGTACGCCTGTCGGAACTGCGCCATGCGTTTGCCAGCTAGATTCGGGTCGCCCTCGATATGCTCGACCTTCTTCCTGGCCATACCAGTGTTGTCGTCGATGAATTCACCGAGGAAGCTCATCTCTGAATCTTTCGGGCCATCTCTGTCGTGGTGAACTCAACACCATCCAGGTCGAAGTCCTGGCCCTGGGACTCCAGCGAGAAAGTGAAGTAGCGGGTTTTGAACCCGCGACCGAATGTGATCCGCGCGGTCTCCATGTGGGCACCGTCGAGCGTGTAGTCGTAAGACCCCCCGGCCTCGTCTGTCACGGTGATGACGAACTGTCCATTCCCACGCATGCCCAGGTAGGCGTACTGCATCGTGGCCAGCTTGTTGCCATACGGCTGGATGACCCCTGTGGTGATCCTGGCCTTAACATCGCGGCCTGCATCGTCGTCACCATCGAGCCAGTACAAGCCCTGATCGTTGGCCCCGATGTAGCGCTCGCCCAGCTTAGCGAAGCTGTTGAAGTTGAAGTTCGAATACTGGGTCACTGCGGCGTTGCGCGTGTTCATGGCCCAAGTCGTGTAGGCTGGGGAGGCAAAGAACGCCTTGAACCGCACGTCATCCTGGACGACCGCCTGGAACAGAAGGGTCTGTGCGGGCACATCGGCCAGGGCGACATCCTCGCTCACAGTGACATACAGCAGGACTTCCAGCGCAGGCGCGTCGTGGAAGGCTGTGGTGTCAGTGACCGTGGTCCTGAATTCGGCCACGGCCTCAGCTGTGCCGTGGAACCCAGCGCCATCGGCAGCAGCCAGGTGCCACGCTGGAGTCGCCGTACCTGAAGCCGCCAGCGCCTCCGTCAGGCTGAGCGCATGGCGCGTGGCTGGTGGGGCGGTTGTCAAGCTGATGCCATCGAGCACAGTCTGGTGCATGAGGCGCTGGGCATCATCGGCGACGCCGACGGCAGCCCTGAGCAGGACACCCCAGACCGCGCCCATCGTGCTCGTGACCGTAAGGGCCTCGGTCAGTGGGTAAGTCGCACGAGTCACACCCGGCAGGCTGTCAGCCAGGGCCAGCACCTCGGTCACTTTGAACGAGTTCAGCACGGCTGCGGCTGAGTCTGTCACACCGAGCCGCACGGATACGCCCTTTGTGCCCTGGGCTATGGCAACATCGTTGACATAGAACACCTGTGCGTGCCTGTGGGCCTGCGTCGTGTGGATCGAGTCGTAGAAGGCGGCTGCCTCTGGGATGCCTTCCCCTCCCGTGGCCGCCGCTGGCAGCACAGCCAGTGCGTACCCTGTAGTCGGCCCCTCAACAGACGGCTTACCGATGATGCTCGGCGGTATGACCACATGGCTGAATGGCAGTGTGGCACCACTGACGGTGGACGCAGACTTTACCTGTCCGGGCACTAGGCTGTAGTAGGAAGCCAGCACAGCCGCACCGTAGCTGAACGCCGTTTCTGCGAATTTTCCGGTAGGTACTTTTAAGGTTGCGCCAGAGTAGCGCGCAGTGCGGGTTATCCTAATTTCTTCGACGTAGAAGAACCCGCAGTTTCTGTCTGGGTACCCGCCCAGGTGCACATCAGCCTCTGAGTACGCTGGCCTTCTGGTGATTGTGGTCGTAGCCCCAACGCCATCGACATACAGCGTTATGTCGTTTCCTTTGCGCACTACAGCAATGTGGTGCCAGCGTTGACCTTCGCCCCAGAACGGGTACAGCGTTCCGATTGCAACGTCCTGAATTGCGGAACTATTCCATTGCCTCCACTGCAGAATACCGGAGTTTCTCGATGTGGATGGGTTCTCGTAGGGAACGTGTTCGAGAACCCACCCCTTGTTACCCTGCTGATAATTATTCCCTGCGATGACGTAGGTGTTGTTCTTCCCGCTGACCCACATCTCGATAGTGAAGTCACCAGAAGATAAATCGAACTCTGCTCCGTACCCCGCCCGGACACCAAAACCGCCAGCGGAGCCGTTGTAGAGCGCTCCCCCGTACAGACCGGACGAAGACACGTAGCTCCCAGGCGCTGTGACCAGTGCGTGGCCCTTTGCATCCCGGATGTTATAAATGGTGCCGTGTGGCTCGTCAAAGTGGCACAGCAGCACCACATCTGACCAGAAGGGATCGCCATCGGCCCCTGAGCCGGATGGTAAGAACGCTGTCGTCGGTGGGACGTACAGGCCAGAGTTTGTATAGCGCGCAAAGCCGTTCGTGACGCGGAAATCTTCCAAGTACCCTTGGAAATACTCACCGGGTTGAGCGCCGTCCTCGGCGCTTGCCCCGACGATGATCCCGATGTCCCACGACCGAAACTCGCCATTGTTGTACATCCGGTCGCCATCGCGGTTGGGTGTTTTGTTCGTCGTGACAATATCGCCGCCAGTTCCGTTCACACATACCCTGTAATCGTTGCCGTATCGACATACGGACACGAACGCCCACGCATTTACGGTCAACGGATACGGACCGTCGATGAACGTGTCCGAGTTCGTCGCAGAGTCGTAGAACCCGAAACGGATAGCGCCTGTCGCCGTCATCCAGATGGCGTAGCTCCTTCTGGTCCCGCCCCACTTGTTAAGGATCGACGAGGCTTGTATCCGTGTTGGATGTATCCAAAACTCTATGGTGAAGTCACCGTCGATGAAGTCGAGATTGCGAGCAGGCCATAACACCAGCTTGGCTGAAGATCCGTTGAAGTAGATGCTCGTGTCGTGGTAGTTGTGCTGTGCATCGGAATAAACGACATCCGACTGGTTGAACACCCTACGGCCTTTTGCATCGGCTACGGCTTTGGAGCCTATAGGACCACTCCCAGTGATTAAGAGAACAGTCTTTCCCCACTGACCATCAGCCTCAGCAGGCGTTATTCTTGACCCAAGCGCTTCGCCAGGGCTGAAGCTGTACGCAAGCTGGCACATCACCCCACGGGATGACGGTGGGTTGTAGAACGGAGTCAGGGAGGGGACGAAATCGCTGGAGTCGTAGTGGGCATAGTTGTTCGAGAACCCGATGGAGTCTAGGTAGAAAGTACCACGTGCAGCGTTGCTACCGAAGCCGGTTAGCGAGATCGCGCCTGTGCTCACGGCCTCCGCGAATTTGTTGCCCCCAAGGTAGTACCGAATGATGTTGGCTTTGCGGCAAATAGCAACGTGAACCCACGTAGCGAGCGCGAACGTGGGCGAGTCCCCTATGCCGGTGCGCAGTGCGTTTGTCGTCGCATATAAGGAGAGTCCGCTCCCGATCAGAAACCCGGTGTCAGCAGATACTGTTGCGAGGTTTAACCAGAACTCCAGTGTAAAGTTTGTGTACGCAGCCACGCTCCCTGCGCCACTGGGCAGCATCAGCGCTACCCCCGCCGGGAAGAATATGGACGTCGCACCAAACTTCGATGTTGTCCCTGAGTTTGCTATCCCGTAGGGCAGGAATATGGCGCTATCCGGGTCGAAGAAGTGCGAACCTTTATCCTCTTTCGCCCATGCAAAACCTGCCTCATCGTCACAGCTTAGTGACCAAGTGGTGCTGGTATCGCCATACTTGAACCCGGCGTAGAGCAGACTGGTTATCTCAGCCCTTCCAGGGAGTAATGCCGTCGCATAGCCAAACGGAGGGGCGGCGGTTGTGGTGCCTTCTGGCGTAACCAGTTGCCCTGGGGGTGTGAAGTTCGCTGTGTATCTGGCAGTACCTTTTGTGATACGCAGGTCGTCGATGTACCCCGCGTAGTATCGAGGGCCGAACGTTGCATCGTTGCCTATCGTCAAACCCTTTGATACCGAGGCGAACGCTGTGGACGTAGTCGCTGTCGCCACCTGGGCCCCATCGAGAAACATCCTGTGGACATCCCCCGATTTTGTCCACGCTAAGTGGTGCCACGCATCGTCACGGTATGCCGAGGTATTAGCAACCATAAACGCCGTGCTGGTAGAGTAGGCTGCCCAGTAGATAGTCAGTGGTGAGCTGCTATTGCCGTTGAGCATGAAGGTCCAACCGCCTGTGTACGGAGAACCGCCCCACTCTCTGCCGATGAGCGTTGCGTGGCTTGCAGTAGAGCTGGTGTTGAACCACAGCTCAATCGTCATATCCCCAGAACCAAAGTCGAAATCGGTGCTGGTCGGTATCGTCAGGTAGTCGCCAGTACCGTCGAGGTACAGACTCGACCCGCCGTACTTGCTCTGGGCCGTACTTATCTGCGCATTACCATAAGCCGTAACGGTCTTTGGCGATGCGCTCGCGTCAGTAATAGTCGTGCTGCCATTACTTCCGTCGAACGGAAGGATAAGTACGTCGGTCATGGGCTCGATCCGTTTACGGGTTCGTCTTGCGTACTGTGCTTGCTGTCAAGCTGAACGTGTCGGTGATCGTGCTCACGTCCTGGCCGAAGTCAACGCACGCCACCAGCTCATCGGCACTAGAAGCACCACCACGCGATTTATAGTAGACCGCGTAACGGGCTGTTATGGTCGATGCCGGCCACGTAGCCGCACCCAGGGAGATGTCTACCCTGTCGTTCGTCGTGTCTGTCGATCCCACCGCCGCCGTAATCGTGGCACCGCCTGCCGTGTACCCCGTGCCAGAAACCTCGTTCGTCACATCGCTGCGCCGAGTCCAAGTATCTTTATTTGGGGTCGCTGTCGCGGTCAACAGCATCACTTTGAACGCATCGGCGTTGTAGTTGATGTTGCCCATCGCTTCATCGCGCAAGGCGCTGTTGAATGCAAATCCACTTGATGCCATGCTCTACTCCTTAAGCGTCTGCGGCTGTGAGTACGTATGTCACCAGCAGCTCGTCGTCGGTGTCCACCGTTTTGGCCGTAGTGAAGCGAGCTGCGCTGAAGAGCGTGCCGCTGGTGCCACTCTTGGTGCTGCTGGAGACTAGGAATGCTCCATAGATCGTCTTCGTCGCATTGAACGTAAAGCTCGCGCGAGCCGCGCCGTTGGTGAGTGATTTGGTTGTAGCCGCCACCGTAGTCCACGTAGGGCGTGTCGCCGAGGTGTACGCTGTGGTTTCAGTGGCCAGCCCAGCGATAGTCGCAGCAGTCACTCCAGCGACTGGCGTGTAGTTGCCTTCGAACAGCCCGATGTACCAGCCGGTCAGCGCCGAGGTCTGCCCGAACGCTGCGTTGAGCGCGTAGTTCAGCCCCTGGTCAACGACAAGGTTGTCGAACTCGAATTCGTCGATCACCTCGCCTTTGCGGATGATCTGCCCAATGTATTTGCCTGACATTGCCAGACGTGTCTCGCTATCACATTTCATTTCAAATACCCCTAAATCTGACAATCTCCGCATCAACAAAATCACCGAACCGTGCGGAGCCGGTGGGTGATCCGGGGTGAGAGGCCACCCCTACAAACTGGTTCATGCCGTCCTGGGCGCGCACCATCACGCTCATGGACTCGGCTTTTGGAAACTCGAAAATCTTGTTGGTGAGGTTGATCACCTGCCCGCCTGGCATGCCTACGCACACGCCACCGTCGGTGATGAACAACACGCCGACGCCGGGCTCGTCGCCCTTGAGGACTTCTGCCATGTCGATCGGTTGAGGCGCCTGCTTCGGAGCACGGTGGGTGGACACACGGGTGAGCTGGGCCTCGTCGAACGGGCCAGCCATGAAGAACACGCCGGTCTGGGTGCCGATGAACACCCCGTTGCTGACGTTCGCAAGGAACGTGATCTCGGACTCCAGCATCTTGTAGCCACCGATGGCATCCACCAGCTCATACTGGTAGGGGTCAGTCGCCCAGAGGGTGCTGCCGTCGGCGATCAGGATGCGCCCGAGCAGGTAGGCAAGAGGGCCGGAACCCGCTGGTGGGATCTTGTTTAGTGTGCGTAGGGGCACGCCGGCTATGGCATCCGGATACACATTGACGGAGCCGATAACCCCCTCAGCCGCGAGGAGGAGCTCTTCGCCCCCAGGGGCGGTCATGTAGACCGAAGCGGTGTGCCCCGGGAGCGTCGGGATTGCTGAGACCGCGATGGCATTGCCGTAGACGATCCTGGTGTCCACGATGCCGCCCTCCAGCCCATCAGAGCTCCTGCGGTAGGCGATCGCCACCATCCTGGCGCCAGTGGTCGTGCCTCCTATGGGGGCGGCAAAGAACCCAGAGACCAGCGGAACACCCCACGGTTGTGCCGCTCCCTGGGAGGTAAATGTCAGCGCCTGGGTGCGGGATTTGGCGTAGATGCGGTCGGCGACACGCACGTAGTGCAGCGCATCATCGCCCACGCCATGGGCGACGATCTCCATCGCCATGGACGCCGAAAACCGGCACAGGTCGCCGTCTTTGACGACGTAGCCCTCGGTATCGGACACGGTAAAAAGGCTGTGGAACCCGCCTGCGGAGATGAGGGCAGTGCCCCGGCGCCGACGCAGTTTCCCAGCGTTGTCGATGTCGGTGTTTGTCGCGGCGGTGAGGGCACCTAGCGGGATCGCCTCTTGCGCTACCTTATTTGCGAGCCCTGAGAACTGCTTGATGTCCATCTGTTAGATTCTAACTTAGATGTTAGACGACTGCGAACATATCGGCGATCGTCGCACGGGTAGAAACTGCAGCGTCAATGCGGGCCATTTCGGCAGCCAGCTCAGTACGCACAGCAGCGGCAATATCTGCAGCATTCGGCCCGCTGCTACCACCACTCGTGGAGTACCCGATCGCAATACCGGGTGTTTGGCGATTAATGCGGATCTTGTAGCTGCCTGCAGGGTCTGTGAAGGGGTCAGCCGCGCCCTGCCCCACCAGAATTCCGTTCGTCACGGTCAGTGTGTGGTTTGCGGATTGAGGCACGATCAGCCACCCGTTCTGCATAAATAGGTACAGCGGAATCTCCGTGATCTCCCCACCGACGGTGCTGAAGGCAAGCAGGCACTCAGCGTTTCCGGCAAGAATCCAGTCTTTCCAACGGGAGTGGAGGTCGACGAGATCGAGCGTCACCATGCCCGTAGGCAAGGTGATTCGCTTGGTCGCGCCGTTGAATGAATAAGTCACAGGATTCGGTCTTTATGGGTTTGCGTACCACCGCTCCAGCCCAGGCGTAAAGACTAGCTTGGCCCCCGCCGTGGTGAGGGTCGTCGTCACCGTCGCAATCTTGGCACCTGACTTCCCGAGCGCAACTCCTGTCAAAGGTAGGTCTGTGGAGTAGGTGTACGCGAAGCTGGTGTTGGCAGTGGCAGCACCTTTCATCTGCGCGGAGCTTGAGTCAAGCAGTGGGGTTGCTCCCGGGGTGCCGTAATCCGACGTTGCGAACACCCAGAAGTAACTGTCAGCGTCGCCTGTGAGGTAGCTGTCGAACTCGCAGGCCACGGCCACAGACAGCGGGTACGTTCGGTAAGCCTGGGTATCGTCCTGCTCGCTGATGTTGTTCAGACTGCTTGCGTTAGGCGTCGTGATGTGCACCCCTCCAGCGGTCTGGTAGATCGTTTTGAGTGTGGTGCCGTCCATGCGCACCAGAGCGGCTGTTACGTTGCCGTTCTTCGCGTTGGTACCATCGGCGTCGATGTCACTTGTCTTGCGCAACTGGCGCTGTACCCAGGAGTAAATCTCGGTGTACGTCTTGTTGTTGCCGACGATCAGAACGTGGTAGTTATACGGCCCACCAGTCTGCCCCGACACTGACTGCGCGGCGGCGTACCACCGGATGGACATGCCCGTGTACGCATCAACTGCGGTGTCATCCGCCGTCACTCCCGCATCCACGCTGTGCGTGATCGGGAAGTTGTACTTCTTGTAGGTCAGGCTTGAGTAGCCGATGTCAGCGTTGCTGCTCTCGTCGTATGTCTTGCCCTGCTCCCGCAAGAACACTTTGAAGTAGCTGCGGTAGTCGTAGTCTGGTGTGCCATCCCCGTTGGTATCAGAGTAAATCTGGACCAGTTCGTTGACGCCGAACGTAGTGGACAAGTTGACGTGGGTAAAGCTGCCTGCAGTGGCAGTTGTGCTTGAGGACTGCACGTAGTACGGGGCACCCGAGATGACCGCACCGAGAGTAACGATACACGCGTACATCGCTGTCACAGCGCCTGCTGTGTTGACGTAAGCCACGCCGCAGTCCCGAATCATCTTGAGCGTCGTGGTATCAGCGAAGGTCCAGCCGTTGACCAATTCCATCGACTCATCGTGGATCATTTCTCGGATCGGCAAGGGTACGGAAATCAAGACGCTGCTGGCCTTGATGACCTCCTTCAGCTTGCTGAACAGGCACTGGCCTGTGACTCCATCCTTGGCCACCAGCGCACCGCCAGCAACAAGCTGGATGGTCTTGGCAGTAGTGTCAATGCGCAGCATGTTTGTTGCGCTGTTGACGCTGTACGTCAGGTTATCTGGATCAATAATCTTCGCCATGTCTCTCTCCTAAACCGGGTTGCTGTACCACTTGTCAGCTTCCTGCTGCACGGGCAACGTCTGTGCGCCCAACGTCGATGTGTAGCTGAACTCTTTAATCTTGTACGCCGTGTTGACGATGCGGATAGTCACGGTGTTGTTTGGGCTACCTGCTGCGTAGACTGACCACGTGAGCACGTGGTTCGCGTCGCACGTTTCTACCCCTGCGGCCTCTGTGGCATCAGGCAGGTAGACACGAATCTCTGAACCAGCGTTGACCCCGCTAAAGGTCACTGTCGTCGTGCCAACTGGGTCGGTCGCCAGCAGTTGCTTGGACAGGCTCACCAAGTGGTTGACGTTGAATCGCCCGCGTGTTGCTGGGTATTCCAGCGTCCCGCCGAGCGCAACCACAGAATCGAAGTACATCACGTTCATGTGATGACGATCTCAGGGTCGATGATTGCCCCACGAGTATCCGCGCTGCATGTCGTGTGGATGCGCACGTAGATGCCGACTTCAGTTCCAGCTTTTACGGAAACCGGGGTTGTAACGCTGAAGTATTTAGGGTTCCACGTCTGGCCGTTCCACGACGTTGACGACCATGACGATGTGCCGTCCGTCGATAACGCAGCAGCATCCGGGTCGTAAGTATCCATTGTGCGTGGGACATCGTCTGTGCCAATGTAGTCCACCAGGATACTGATGTCCTGTTTCGTCCAGGTGAGATTGGATTCAAGCAAGAAGTTCAAGCGGAATGTGCGAACACCTTCGGTTAAGTCAGCATTCGCTGGAACTGCCTTCCCGATGCGTGGCAGGTCCGCAGTTGAATGCTTACCGATATTCGCTGTAGCCGCTGTGGTGGTTGCAAAAATGCTCCATGCTGTTGTGCCATCGTGCAGCCGCGCGTTTAGCGTGGGCCTGCCTTTGGCTTGTACCCACTCTATATACATCTTTCCTGGGTGGTCTATGACAAATTCTCTGTATCCATACTGAGAAGCGATGAGTACCCCTGCCGTCCCGACTTCCAGGAACCCCGCTCCGAGGCTCATGTACGTTGGACCTAGCACAGTTATGCCGCCGAATGAGCAGTTGCGGGCAAATAGCGCCTGCCCAATAGATGGTGCCCCAACACCAGTTGAGATTAGCCTACTGCCAGAAACAAAACCAGTAAATACGCATGAATCTAGCAGTACGCGCTGTGATCCGCTTCCCGTATTTGGGGAGGTAGTATGTGCCCAGGCAGACGACGCGGCTGTAAGTAAAAACTCACAATTTACAAAGTCTCCGCGCGTCGCAACATTGCTCCCTTGATAGATAACACCATACGACCCCGCTGATGGTACTTGACCCGGATGCACAATTCGGCAGTTTTTCATCACCGAACTTACACCTGCAGTAGAAGTGACGTTGGCCGCTGCAAATTGCGCAGCGCAAGATGACTGTGGCCCCGGCGACGCTGTCGGTGTGCCCGGGCAATACAAGTCGATATTGTCAAAACGCATCGGAGAGCCGTACTGCACAGATGTTGTGATTGTTGTCGGCCCGTACCCAGTTGCCTCCAGCACTAGATTACGCTGTCCGCTGCTGTACTGTTTAGCATTTATGTGCGCAAACGTTGCCACAAGTGACGCCCACGTCTTTGTGCTATTCGACGTATGCGCCTCAGTGATCTTGAGTACAGGGCTCGATCCATCGGACCACACGCTGCTGTCGTCTATGTCAAAACGCACCGGCGATCCTGCGGACCCCATCGCTGCCGTCGTCCATGTGACATTAGAGTTTGTCGCCAGAGTGATCGTCTTTCCGGAACGCACTTTAACGATGTCACCTGCTGCCATGCTGCCGCAGTACGGCACCGCCGCAGCCCATATACCATAACCTCCGACTGCCACGCCGCTTTTCCAAGCTGTGACTACCGGATTGAACAGGTATCCCCAGCATCCGCCTGTACCGCCTGAGAACGCGATCGTGCCGCTGCTGCTTACGTTGTTTAGCGTGTGCGTGATAGCCGTGCCAGTATGCGCAGCGGCCTGCCTGGTCATGATCTCGCATGTACCAGCCGCTGCGCCAGTCGATGGCCCGCGCGCATAGAGGTGGTTGCGTAGCTGTGACAGCGTGGTGAATGTTGCCGGACCTGTGATCGTCGTTGTGCTTGCGTTGATCGCCGCAGCCAGTGCATCGGCTGCTGTAGTTGCGGATGCGCCCCACGTCGGAGACAGTGTTACGCCACACACGGCAATGCTGCCTGTTGTCGGTGCGCCAGTGAATACGATGGATGCAGTAGATGGCGTACCAGCTGTTGACGCTGTACCATCTCCGTCCTGCGCCGATCCCCACACGGGCACGGCTTCTGGCGACCCTGCGCCTGTAGCTGTTATCGTCGTTGCTGCCGATATTGTCCGTGCTGCGCTCATGATGACCGATGTCACCACGTCAGATGCGTTGTAGGTAACGGACGAGATGTAGGTTTCTGCTGATATGCCTGTGCCGGTCAGGAACATGCCGGGCTTGATGACACCGGTAAATGATCCTGGTGTCGTCAAGGTGAGCGTTGTACTTGACCCAGATGTACCCGCGCTGAATGATCCTGTGGCACCGTATGCACCGTGGTCGCAATACTTTGTACTCATGCCCTTATCTCCTGCGCACGGCCAGTGCCAAGCAATCCCGCAGCTTCAAGCGTCTGGAGCGCATCAACCACGCGAGGGTCATCCAAATCCACGCTAGTCCCGTCGGGGTCTGGTGTCGCCCAGTCCAACATCCTGACGAACATCTCGACCTGCACATTGGTTTTTGCAGCGGTCAGGATGCCATGGAACTCATCTCCGATGCGCCCAATGAATGCCAACTTGGTCAACCTGCGCGGACCCTGCGCCACTGGTGCGGTGGCGTCAGTAACGATAGGTGTGTGCATGTGGGTGGCGAAGCCTATTCCATCCCACTCGATTGGGGCATCAGCAGCGTAGCGGTACACGTCAACACCGTCTGAAATTCGGGTTACTTGGTAGATGGTCATCTATGCCTCCGTCACGCCGGTGAGCACGCCTGAGCTGTACGCCAGGGTGCGGGTTTTCGTTTGGGCGCCGGCACCGTCGAAGAAGTCGATGCTGGTGAGCGTCTGGCCCGTGCGGTTGAGGACGCGACGCTCGGCAAGCTGGGTCTTGGCTGCGTCGAGGTACAGGAGCACTTCACTCAGAACGCCCTGCGCCCAGACGAGGGTTTTGCCAGGGTAGTTTCCAGCCATCGGACCTGGTGGCCCTGCTGGCCCCTGTTCTGCCGTCTCGATGAGCTGGGTATCGGGCGCCGTCACGACGATCGTCTGTGTCACCAGGTCTGTGATAACCTCAGTCACCGTCGAGTCTGTGATGACAGTCGATGCCGGGGAGTCGTCGGTGATTATGGCCGCAGTTTCAGTGTCAACCACCGTAACGACTGCGGCTGTGTCGACGACCGTTATGTCTGATTCACGGATAATGGTGATACCGACGGTAGCGTCGATCAGCACCTCGGGTACTGATGACTCTACGACATCAGTCACGTGTCACCTCTTGGGTCACTGCCACGGGGCCGAACAGGAGCCTGCGAACGTCCCCGTTGGCGAGGACTATCTCGAGGTCGTAGACCCCGGAGGTCCAGGTTATAGCTGCAGTGTCTGCGTCAGAGATGTACAGCTCGATGGTCCCAGCGGCGCCCCCAAGGGTGATGCCGTCGTTCTCTGTCGTAAGGGTGATCAGTGGGGCAGCATCGTCTATGACCCCGCGTATCTGCATCCGCGCTGTGCATCCTGTGAGGTCTACAGGCACAGCTGGTGTGCCAGCCTTCCACGTAAGCAGCTTGCGGAACGTGGCGCCCTGCTCGATCAGTAGTTTGAGTTTCCCTGCTGACATCAGATACCCCCGTATGCAACTGTGGACACCGGACGCCGCAGCCGCTCTTGTTCTACGCGGGCGCGGGCACAGTACAGCTCGAATTCCTTGCGGTTCATCTCTGCGCGCCCTTTGTCGCCAGCGTCCGCGTCCTGAATGCTGTAGGCGCGGTACTTGACCCAGTGCAGGAGGGGGAGCACATGCTGGGCATCGATCTCAAAGTCGTCGCCAGCGGCTATGTCCGCCGGGAGCCTGAACGTTCTGAGCTCGACCGTAGAGGCTACGTTCGGGACCGGCAGCGCGCGCAAGGCGTTGCGCTCGAGCCCAGAGATGAGCACCTTCAGCGGTCCTGTAGCTCCGTCGAACCACAACCCCATGTTTGCCATCTTCTCAGTAGCGACGATGGGGATCTCCTTGCCGGTGACTGAGTCGTGCGCGCTGCGGATCTTGAGGATGGCCGGGTCGATGGAGTACCAGACGATCCCGGATTTGATCTTCAACGTGTAACTGCGGGAGTCCTCGATGCCCTCGGTGAGCCGACAGAACTGCTTCTGTGCCTCGTCGATGTAGGTGTAGACGAAGTCGTCTGCCCAGAGATAGGGCAGCGCGTTGTCCGACACCTCAGTGCGGAACAGGGCGAGGAGCTCTGTGGTGTTCATCAGACTCCAGCGCGGTCGAGGTTGAATTTGACCCACGTGGTGTCGCGCTCCTTGACGCTGATTGACCCCCAGCCGAGCTGCTGTGCCAGCACTGCGCTATGGGGGACACCTGTGGCTGAGAAGTCCTCGCGGCGTCCGCGCAGGATGATCTTTTCGAACGCCGCGAACAGTGCCTGCTCGCGGTCGTCCTGGGTAACCGGTTCACCAGGGCCGTCACTCAGCACGGGCTCAGGGAGCTCCTGTGCAGGCACGACGCCCATGGAGATGAGATCTTTGTGCATCTGAGGCGGGCAGTACGTGGGTACGCCCTTCTTCAGGATGACTGAGCGACCGCAGGTAGACACCACGGTGATGTCTCGGGGTGCGATGTAATCCATGGCAAGCTCTCTATGAAAGGACGAGCAGGCCGGCTCTCACCGCCCTGCTCTGACAGTCTCCGTTTAGGAGATCTGAATTTCGCTGCTGCGGTTAGCGATGATGTACTCGATGCGTACGGTCATCACGCCGGTGGTGCACACATCGTCCGAGCTGAACGCCAGGCGAATGTTCTGGCCTGTGCCGATGTAACCGGTCGGGGTGATCGCCTGGTAGCCAGCGCCCTTCAGGTCCGTGGACGCGAGGTAGCGGGTGGCAGAGCCGGAGTCGCCGATGGTTACGTCGTAACCAGCCGTGTCGAACGCGGTGTCGGTCGTGACACTTCCGCCGATCACCGTCGCGCCAGGAGGCAGCGGGATGATCTCGAAAATGCCAGCGGCTCCGCCAGCGTTGGCTGCACCGAAGTCAACAGTGTTGCCTGCGGTGTTCACCATCGTGTCGTTGAAGTTGAACGTGAACTCAGCCACCAGGGGGTACTGAGCAGTGCGGGATTTGATCTTGAGAGTCATGGTCTATCTTCCTTAGATGTTAGATCAGCTGGCCACGTAGCAAGAGATCACACCGAAGTCTTCGACTGCGTTGTTCTCGTAGATGTTGCCAAACTTCGGCTTCAGGAAACCGAGGATCTTGCCGACGGCGATACCCTGGGAGTTGCCGTAGTCGAACTCTTCCTCGTTCCAGATCGGAGCACCGATGTCCGCCATGCCGAGTGCCTGGGCACCGCAGAACAACATCTGGCAGCCGTTGATCGTGCCACCAGCACCGTACTTGCCCGAAGACAGGCCGGAGGTGTTGGGCACATGACGGAACTCATGCAGGTAAATGCCGTCGATCTTGACGGTGTCACCGCTGAAGAGCTTGTCGTTGACGCCAGAGTTCTGGCTGTAGCGCAGGTTGGCGTTGTAGTCCGCATCTTGCTTGAGCTTGGCCATGGCCTGGGGCGTCAAGAAGGCGTGGAACGTCTCTTGGCCACCTTCGCCACCGACGCCGCGCATGTAGCGGTCTTTGGCGTAGGCCTTGAGCTGAACGAACGTCTTCCACTGGGGGAAGTCTGCAGCGCCGACATCAGCAGAGGTGTTCGTACCGGTAGCACTGGTGTGCAGCGTGCCGGTCGTAGCGTTCCAGCGGGTCACACGGCGAGTGGACGGAGCAGCGACGTCAGCGTTGAACTCCAGGTATTGGAGGTCAGAGCCGACACGGGTCGCGCCGTTGGGCTTGTAGGCGTAGCTGATACCAGCCAGCGTCTGGAACGCCATCTGGTCGATACGGTCTGCCAGCCAGTAAGCCAACACGTTCTTACTGTTCTCACGGAAGCTGACGATCGATTTTTGGTCGGCCATGCGACCTTCGTGACGGTTAGCGTGACGGAGCTGATCGATGCGGATGACTTGTTCGAAGGTTTGCATGCCTTCTTCGTTACCCAGCAGCGTGCGATCGCCTGCTACACCGTCGCCCTGCAGGTCTGCGAGCAAAGTGATGACAGCGCGGGCGCCCTTCTCGGATTTCTTCAGCTCGGTGATGTGCTGAATCATTGAGTTGGAATCGGATCCAAGGAATTTGTTGATGAAGGACTGATTTCGGGCATTGCGCCACAGATCCATCGACCACAGGGTCTTTTGCTCGTTGGTGAGCAATCCAAAGTTGGTGAGCGCCATTCGGCACCTCCTATTACTAGACAACATGAAACAAACTGGCTCGTTCGAGCCCCTTTGCCGCATGTCGTCGCAGCTAACGGAGGTGGAGATTTATGTCGGAAACCTACCTAAACCGATACCATTACTATAGCACGTCTTTGTTAGATGTGAGATGAAAAAAGGGCCTAGCGATAAAAATCTGCTAGGCCCAACACCGGCCACACCGCCTGTGACCAGTCGAGGGGAACTATTTCGCTGCGTCTTGATACGCCTTCTGGCAAGTAATCAAGGCGAGCCGGATGGTTTCTGCTCTGGAATTTTCCCAGACAAGAAACTGGCTATCCGGTCTGTAAAGCTCGGCCCCAGTACATCCTCGCCCAGCATCTCCAGCGCTGGCAGACGCGGGCACGGCTGGACGCTCGGGGCGGTCGCGCAGGCTGTCAGTAAGAGCAGCGACAGTGCGGGCAAGTTTGGCAGTTTCACGGCGTTTATCCTCTCTGAGTTTGTCCATACTGGCCTGGAGCTCGGCTTCTTTTGTGCGCTGTGCTGCTATTAAGTCGGCTCTCTGGGCGTCAAGGTTCGCCTGAATGTCCAGCGTACCGTGCTTGTATCCAAGTGCGTACCCGATAAACAGCGCAGATATGACGGCTAAAGGGGTAAACCATTGCATCACTGCACCCCCGCAAGGCAGACCTGGCGCTCCATCTCCCGGCGCTTAGTCAGCCCTGATAGGGGTACTGAGACTCCGGCCACGGTAGCGCGGTTCCAGCGCGGTAGCTGGTCGCAGGCCTCTCTGTACTTTCCTGCTGCAAGAAGGCGAGCTGCAGTTGAGCGGGTGCTGTCGCAGGCGATGTGTTCTCCGACGTTAAACGCCGCATCGCTGAAGCTCGCCAGTACGTTGATCGGAAGCCCTGGCCTGCACGAGTCCAACCGCGATACGACATCTCCCATCTCCTTGTTCAACAACGCTTTACACTCAGCAACTGTATAAACCTTCGACTTGTCCACGTGCTTCGTGTGTCCTACGCAGACCGTAGCTATCCCAACAGGGTCGAAGTACCAGCGGGTGAATATGCCCTCCGCCGGGATCGCCAACGCTGTGGCCAGTGATAACGCGGCTGCTTTGCGTTGTGCCGGGGTCATTCAGTAGCCTCGATCTTCGCCTTTTGCTCTTTCCACTCTCTGCAGGAGCACAGCCGCGCTTCTTCAATCATCCGCTCGGTAGCCTCAATCCGTGCGACCAGCGTCTCGAACGTCTGGGCCATCGTCTCCATGATCGCCATGGTCATCTGTTCGTCCATCAAAACCTCACGTCAAGAAATACGACTGCGGCTAGGCCGGCAGCAGCGATGAGCGCAACTACCCCCTAGCCAGATCAGATCAACGAGGTCGTCGTTCATGTCATTTCGGGGGCTTGATGGCATACCAGATGCCGATCAGGATCGATGTCGGTGGACCGAGCCACATGACGATGCGTCGCAGCCACTTGCCGAGCCACCCGACTGCGCGGAAGAACCCTTTGCCCGTCTGGATTATTTCGAGCAGTTCGACGGTCGCCTTGTTGTTGATGTCCAGCTTGCCTTCGATGCAGTCCATACGAGCTTTGCCGTCCGCCAGCTCCTCAAAGATCGAGTCCATCGTCTTCTGGACATCGAGCAGTTTGAAGCAGTCGTTCGGCGTGTGCCAGCCTTCACGACGCTCGCCCCGGCGCTGCTCCCCTGTAGCCTCAGTCACGATGGGTGGGATTTCAGGGGTCATGGCAGCACCTCGGTTGTAGTTTTAGAGCTCGTCGCCGCGCAGACGTGCCAGGGTGTCGGCATCGATCTTGGCGAAGTCCTTCTGGCTCAGCTTCATAATCGACTGGGCGTCCAGCACCGCCCCCATCTTCTCGCTGTCGACGCCAACGGCACCCATGCGCGGCGGGGTTTTCGCCACGGCGTCGCGGGTCTTACCGACCGCGCTGGCCTTGCGCTCAGCCGCCACGTCCTTGTCGGAGACCTTCGGGGCCACGGTGGTGGCCAGCTCCTGCTTCGTCGTGCGTGGCTCCACCAGGGCTTTGACGGCCTTCTGGAGGGACACCGTGGGGGTGTACCCCTTGAGCTTGTACGCCTCCATCAGATCGACGACTTCATCTGAGAGGTCGGCGTCGAAGGACTCGTGGTCAGGGTTCAGCGTCGGGAATGCTGCTTCGACGCGCTCAAGGGCGGTGTTGAATCGCACGCGCTCGGTGGCCCGGATCTCAGCCGCCTGGATCTTCAGGTCGCCCTTGTACTCAGTGATCTGGCGCTCGGTATGACGAATCTTCTGCATCAGCGCGGCAGCCTTGTCGATCTCCCCGTCGCTCAAGAGCCGTGTGTGCTCTTTCTCCATGGTCAAGATCGAGTTCTCAGCAGCTGTGAGCTCAGCGTTCATGTCCGCGATCTGACCGCCCTGCTGGTACTTCGCCAGCTGACGCTCCAGGTCTGCGCGCTTCTCGCGCTCTTTCTCGAGGATCGCCTTGTGCCGAGACTCAGGGATGCGCGCCTCGCGCTTCTTCTCGTCTTTCTCGGCCTTCTCCTCTTTGTCGTCGTCTAACTCAGATGTTAGATCGTCGGCTACTTTTTGAGCGTCCGGGTGCTCTACCTCGGGCTTAGGTTCTGGGAGCACATCGCCTCGTTTGAGGGCTTCGGTGTCGGGCTCGAGCAGGGTGGTGTCGTTGATATCAGGCATGGTGTGTCAGTGGTGGGTTAAGCGGAGAGTTGTTGTTTCAGCGCATAGCCCATGAGGGGCCATATTTTTTGCACGGCGTTGGCGCGGGCGATTTTGCGGCCCACTTCTGCATCGAAGTTTTCTGGCGAGGCGCAGGCTGATTCGCCCGCCACGGTGAATCCGTTGCGCAGGACCATGACGCAGAATGTCAATAACTTTAGCTCACCATGCATACCTGTCAGTCTGGTAAGTTCGTCTTGCTCAGAGAATGCGGCTTGAACACCTTGCTCTGCCGTAAAGTAATACTCGCCTTCGATGTTCGCTTCGATGTCAGCGGGCGTGACGCGCGGGGCGGTCAGACCTTTGGCCTGAATCTCTTGTTCGATGCCATCGTCGCAGGTCCGGGGGGAAGAGATGTGGTTCATAGTGTGTCGTGGTTAGGTGTTCGATCGTGGCGCGGGTTTCAACGCCGCCTGCGCCGCCTGTTGTTCCGCCTGGCGTCTGGCGTCCATGCGCTTCTGCGCCATGTCCTGCTGCTTGAGCATGAGCTCGTCCTGGCTCTGCTGTACCTTGAGCGCGTGCTCGCGCTCGGCTATAGACATCTTGTGCTGGGCGAGCTGCTCATCCATGCCCATCTTGTGCTCAGCGGTCTGGGCCTTCACCTGGACCTCAGCCATCTTCGCCTGCGCACTGCCGTCGTCTGGTTCACCATTCTGGAGCACCTCGGTCTTCGCCAGGGTCTCCTGGGTCTTCGCACCCTTGAGCTGGGCGTCGGCTGACTTCTGCTGGGCCTCGGCCTGGGTCTTGGCCAGCTCTGCCTGCATCCCAGCCTGCTGCAGCTGGGCCTGGGCCTGAGCCTCTGGGCTGTTCGCCATCGCCTGCATCTTCTGGATGATCTCCTTCTTGTGCTGCAGGCGGCTAGAGTCGATGAGCACCTCGTCAGGAATCTGGATGCCGGCCTCGCGCAGAGCCATGGCCTGCTCGAACTGACTGTCCTCGAGGGTTTCGCGCACGGGTATGGATGTGACGACCACGTCGTACTCACCGAGCGTCAGGTCGTTGATGATCTCCTGGTACGGAGACTCCGGTGGCTCCATGCCGGTCTCCGGCTCGGGGTTCGGCTGGTTGATGGCGAAGGTCTCTGTGTCACCCGTGGTGTGGTCGTGGGTGATCGACATCAGACGCGGTTCGGTGTAAAACTCCTGAACAAGGTCAAGAATGTTCCGCGCCAAGATACCATCGGTGCGCACGAGGTTGTCCAGGGGCTTGACGAGATTCGTCGATCCAGCCTTCTGCTTCGCCTGGATGGCTTTCGCAGCGACATCAGCCCGATCCATCCCCTGCATCGAATCAGAGATGCCTGAAATCGTCTTGATCGACTCTTCGGCCTTGTAGCTGATTCGGTCCAGGCCCTGCGGCACCTGGTTTGGAGCGATCTTCTGGACATCTTTGTCGGGGTCGCCGTTGACCTCAATAACCAGACCCGTTTGTGCACCCTTCTCCTCCAGTTCTTCCACAGTCATGTTCGTCAAGGCGCCTGCGCGCACTTTGTAGCCGCTGTTCGCCGTGGTGTTCACCACGTGCAGCTCCTGGGAGGTGACCTTATTCAGGAGCTCCTGGGGGCCGATCAGGTTCTCGACAAGACCAATAGTGCGTCCGCGACGGAAGTGAGGAAAATAGGGTACCACAGTGAAGTGCTTGTACGGCGACCAGTCGTCATGGAGTACGACGTTGTCAGCAACGACCGTCCACCGGATACGACGTACGAGCTTGGGGACGACCTGTAAGCCATAGTTGTCGACGAAGAAGGCGATGCGGTCACGGTTGAACTCCTCTGGTACAGGGCGCATGTCGCCCGTCTGCGGGTCAAGGAAGTGTTTCTGCCGATCGATCTGGCGGTACTGCCGCTCGATGACCCGAATGTTCCTGACTGTCGTGGTGTCCCCGCCTGCCTCGGCGTAGGCTGTGTTCGTTGGGTCACCGAAGCGGTCCCGGTGCAGCATCATGCTGTCGAAGGAGTACGTGAGGCTTGAGCCCACTTTACTGCGCAGCTCGTCAGCGTCTTCTTTACTATAGAGCACAGCGATGTCATCAGCAGTGAGCCACTTACTGATGAACACCTCACTCCACTTGTCCGGGTCATAGTCTTCACCGTCAGGGTCCACGATGACGTTCTTCGGGTTCAGGTTTGAAATCGACACCTCGCCCTGCATACTGTCACCGTAGTCCAGGCGCACATCGAGGAAGCCACGCCCAGTAATGATCCCGTCGGCGAACATCTCTGAGCGTTTCCAGTCGAGCTGGCAGTTGTCGCTGATCTGTTTGTAGACCTTGTTCAGGATGTCAGCAGTGTCTGGGTCCGAACCACCACGTGGGCGGAACGAGATCTCCGAGCGGTTGTTGATCTGCTCGCCCATCACGTTCGCTACTGTCGAGAGGATCTTGTTTATCGTCAGGGCTGGGCGCTGGACAGCTGCGAGCTTCGCGCGGTCCCCAGGCTCCCACTGATCACCAGCGAAGAAGCGCTCACACTTATCGGCCTTGTGGACATACTTCGCATGCCCGACATCTCGGCAGTAGACGAACCGGCGCCAGGTTTTTAGAGCGAGTTCTGCGTTGACGGGCATTTACTTGTCTCCT